GTGTACGGCGGCCGTGTTCCAGAGATTGCGGGATTCCCGCAGCGCTATCACCATGTGGAATGCTCGGGTGAAGGGGTAACATGCACGGAGGGAGGGTGTAATGAGTGAGCCGATGAATGAAACGCCGCCGCCAGCGCGTGGGCGGTATTGGCATGAGCTTTCAAAGTTGAGGACAGACCTTGCCGACGTAAAACGCGATCTTAAAAATCTGCGCATTGAGATCAAAGACTTACGCACAGAACTGAAAGCGGACCTGAAAGAAATGCGCGACGACATTCGCTGGACTGCTGGCTTCATCATTGTGGTGGTGGGCCTGATGATCAAGTTTTTGAAATAGGAGGCGACATGACGATCACGGACTCCCGCCTACAATGGCTTTCACATCCCGACTACGCCCAGAGCGAGCTTGGCCAAATCGCCGCTGAGCTGCTTAACGCTCGAGGCCACATCGTGGAACTGAAACAAAAACTCTTGGAAGAGATTGATATGTTTAATGGCGCGGTGGTGGACCTAAACCTCTGCCGCACTCAAGTGGCGGCCCTCACGCAACGCGCTGAGGAGGCGGATCGGCGGGAGAGAATCGCGCAAGATCGCGTGGAGGAACTCATTGCGCGGCTCGCGGTGTTTGAAAATCCGCAGGAACCAAGTGACGAGGAAATCTTGGGTACCTTGGACATGCAAGAGGCGGCGATGGAGGAATTTCGGTCACGGCAAGGAGTGCATGACTGACCATTAAAGGCCGGCAGCGCAACGCGGATTGGCTACGCTGCCGGTTTTTCTAGCTCTTAAACCAACACACCACTGCCGCCATCCCAATAAAGAACGACGCCTGACTCACGGCTCGAGCCAGCGGACTGGAATAGAGTCCTCGCTGCTTGGCCGCGTCGTATATCTCGCTCACATTGGATCGCAAATACTTAAAGCGGTGGGTGTTAAGCCACTGGCCAATGATCGCCCACAATAATGAGAGACCAAACAAGACATCAAACGGCTTGTAGCCCCGATAGATCAGCAGGCCGCCGGCTACCGCAGATGCAATGCAGACCGGCACAGCGATTTTTTCCCGTATGCTCATCAGCATCCTCCGTTCATTACGGCCATGTCGTTCACGACCGAAAAATCACCCGCATCAAGTAGCGGGACGTATTCTCCAAAATGATAGTCTGACTGTTCTTCAATAGACCCTTCCTGCGTCCAAGTGGATGCGCTCATAAAGTTCTCAACCTCCGTGGCGATGAAATTGTTTATCGCGGCATCAAGCGACGGATCGTATGTCTTAATCAGATTACCGATTTCAGTACCCAGCGACCACCCGAACTGTGCGGCACCCCACACCTCGACGCCGGCAAACATGAAGGTTTCGTACAGCGCCGCCTCAACGCCAAGCGCCCCGATCGGCGCGGTGCGAAAGTCTAAGTAAATTTCCTCCAGCGTCATGCCGACGTTGGGCGCGGCTGATGCAGCGGCCGTATGAAACGTGGCAAACCGGTCGTTGAACGTGGCTTCCAGCTTCGTTCCGCCGGCCTCATGGTACGTGAACGCCAGGTCGGCCAGCTCCTTGGGCGAAAGCGCCTTGATACGGTCATTGCCTTCTAGGTTTTTCTCAATAATCCCGGCAAACCTCGCGTGGATTTCGGCGGGGCTGTGGCCGATGATGTCGGCGGCATGGTGGCTTGGGCCAGTTGTATCGTTGACGTAGCACCGATCAAGATTGCCATCGGCAAACGCGGCGGCGGGCAGGATGAGCAAAATCGCAAACGCAAACGCAATCAATGATTTCATCGTTTCGTATCCTTGAACAAGTGAAAGTAAAAAAGTTTCTGGCAATTCCTATGCCTTTGAGTCCCTCCGTATGACGGCTGTTAGCGGCCCTTCAGCAGCTCATTCAGCGCCAAGATGGCGAGCATGTGTGCCTGATCCAGTTCGCGGATGTCCCCTCGAGTCACACTCGCATAGGCTTCCGTCTTGGCGTGGCGCAGAAACGAGATCGCGTCTCTGACGTGGGACGGCGCGGCCATCGGTCCCGGCTCGCGCTTCGGGGCCGGCGTTTTGGGCTGAAATTCATGGGCGTATTGTTGCTTCCAGTGCGTCAAGGAATCAGGGCTGATACGCATGTCCTTGGCAACGGCTTGACGTTTCTCACCGGCGAGCAACCGCCGCACCGCCTCGCGCTTGTGAATTTCGGTGTAGCGTTTGTTCTTGTTGGACAGTTTTTTCTGACCTTTCTTGCCACTGTTCGTTATACGCCTCAATGACGCTTCATTGACTTTGACCGCCCGGCTCAACTGACTGATGCTCTCACCGGCCTTGAAGCGCTTTAAAATATGGCGCTTGAATTCATCGGTGAATACGCGCCGCTGGGCTCGCATAATGATGCCTGGCGGGGTTGTCCCATTTGTCGTGGCGGGAATGGATGCTTCGTCGTTCCTCATTTACCTTTTCCTTTACGGCGTGTCTTGCGAAGTTGTGATACGGCCATACCTTGATCTAGTCGGCGTTCATTTACGTGATCCATGCGGAACTTGGCACGAATCAATCGCACTTTGCGATCCAAGATCTCGGCCGGCGTACGCTTCTCCCAATTGCCCATGACGGCGCGGCATTTGTAACAGTACACGCGTCGTGAGTGAACGGAGAGCGTTTCCTCGCAGCCTTCAGTGGGGCACTGAGCCATAGATCGTTATCCTTTTTTGTGCATTGCATCAGCCTTTACGGGTTGACTTCCGTAGATTATCTGACCAGTAAAACTAATTGTCCAGAGGTATTATGAAACTTGTCTCGTTAGCTGAGTACCGGCGCTTGGTGTATGCGGATGGCAGTGGGCCAAATTTGAAAACCTTGCGCAGGCGCATTAAGGATATCCCCGGTGGGCGGATTGAGCTTGGGCGGTATTTCGTGGATATTGATGCCAATGATGAAGTGAATGCGATCGCGAAGGCGAACAATTCGCGCATCAGGGAGTTGAGGGCGGACCCCAAGCTCAAGGGACTCATTTAACAACCGGGAGATTGCCGATGGAAAGCATTCGCATTTACAAACTCATTACCACCCCGTACGTTGAAGGCCGCAGCGACCACGACCGCTGGCACGCGACCGAAGCGCAGGCGATGGCGTGCTTCAAGGCGTTTTGTGAGCACATGGCCGCATACACTGATGTGGAGGAAGTGACCTACGAAATCATCCCGCATGATCTGACGACGATGGCCGAGTTGCTCAATGCGATGAACGGCGACATCAACCCCGATGGTCATCCTCTCACCGAGGACGAAGATGCGCGGTTGTTCGGCAGGCCAAGCAGCAAAGCAACCAAGGTGCGCCTTGATGGCGAGACCGCGTAAGCACACGGATCTGCCCACGTACGTCACCCCTGATGGCAGAGGCGGTTACTTTGTGCGCAGTCCGTTCAAAAAATCACCCCAACGTATAAAAGACAGACAAGCGGCGTTTGAGGCATCGCAGTTGTTGGTAGAACTCGTGGAGCGGGAACGTCGCGCGGCGCTGCTGGATACTGGCAAACCCACCATCGGCCTGCTCGTGGATCGGTATGTGCAAGATCAATTGCCATTCATGCCATGGAAGAAAGGCACGCGGGTCAACAACGTTGCAAAATTAAACCGCATACAGCGAGAACTCGGCAATCGCTTGATCGAGCGCACCGATGCCTTGGCACTGAATGAGTGGCTAAAATCCTTTTGTGACAAGGCTGACACGTGGATGAAATGGCGATACATGCTCATTCTGCTATGGAATTTTGCGTTGCTTCATCAGTGGGCCAAGCGCAACGAGGCCGAACACATTCCCGAGCGAAGCGTGAGTCTCGTGATCGAGTCAAACCACAAAGAGCGCATGCCGCTCACCGTTGAGGGATTCCAAGCGATACGAGAGTGTGCGCCACCGTGGCTGCAGCTCGCCATGGATTTATCGCTGCTCACTTTACAGGGGCGCAGCGAAGTTCTCAATATGCGCTTTAAGGATTTCCGTGATGGGTTTTTGTTTGTGATCCGCGAGAAGGTCAACGTCAAGTCAGATGCCGCTTTCATCAAGATCCGCATGACGAGCGACATGGAAGCGCTGAAGTCTCAAGCATTGCTCATGAACAAGACCGCATCGCCCTACGTCGTCCATCACGTGCCTAGCCGTCATAAACGCGACGTGGACGGCCGCAAAGGCAAGCATTGGACATATGTGATCCCAAATTATTTGACCAATGCCTTTGCTGACGCACGGGCGGCGTCGGGGTTTTATGCCCACTTGCAGGACGAGCAAATGCCAACCTTCCATGAGGTGCGCGGGTTGGGTGCCAGGCGCTACGAAGCCTTGGGGGTCCCAAAAGAAATGATTTCGGCGTTGATGTCGCATGCGCATGAGAAGACCACCGAAATCTATTTGAAGGGCGGCATAAAAGCGCTGCGGGACAGCAATTATCTTGCGGTTGAAGCCCCCGTAACGCTCGCGTCGCTGCTTGGTTAAAGGCCGTTATTGAGACCATTTTTTGGTAGTAAATGGTAATAAACCGGGTTTGCTACCAGTTTGCTACCAAGCTAAAGTTATCCACAGGCAAAAACTCGTATAAGTAATTGAATCAGAAGGGAAAAAACTGGAGCGGGAAACGAGACTCGAACTCGCGACCTCAACCTTGGCAAGATTGGGCTGAATCGCTGGTAAACTGATGAAATCGTTGGAAAGGTGGTGTTGAGAGTGGTGGGACATTAGGGCCGTTGTGCGCCGCAACTGGACTTTAGGGACGATCAATAAAATGATGGAATCCCGCATAGCTAAAGTTGCAGCAAATGGGGAAGATAGGGTACCGAATTTGCTCACGGAGCCTGCCGAATGACCCTTGAACTTACCGATCGCACGCAAGCCGTATGGTTCGTTGCTATGAAGCAAGGGGACTGGCTGGCCACTGTTGAATCATCGCCAGATGGCGGCTGCAAAATCGTGTATCGGTTTCGGGTCTATCGCGACCAAAAGATTTGGGGCAGCACCGACAGCAAGCTGTGGAAGGAAGCCATTACCTACGACGTGGAAAGCGGCATTCAACTGGTGCGCAGAATGGCTGATCACTTGGCGCACGAGCCGGGTGCTGACAGACCCTACGAGCTGATTCGCGGCACCGGGACGTTAAAACAATTCGTGGAGCAGCTCGCTACGCTGCCGTTCGCGCACATGAAATCATTTGAGACCGAGGCAGAGGCACGAGCGTTCGCTAAGGCCAATGGGGACGATGTATGGACAGGGTGATCACTCCCGAATTCGCCGCATTCCACCAAGCCGTCGTTGACACGGTCGCCGCGCTCGTAAAGCTTGACCCGCCACCAGACTCAAAGTTGGGCCGATTGCTTGCGGGCTTAGTGGAGGCGCTTGAAACGTTTGAGAAGGCGGAGTGGGCGCTAAGATGACCCACATCATGTTCATCGTCTCCTCAGCATCCGGTCGCCCGTGCGCCCAAGCCGGCCGCTATCTGCTGTCATGGAAACCTGGCGGTCCACGCCGGCAGGGAATACTGCAGACCACCGCAGACCCACTGAAAGCCAAGCGGTTCGCAGGCCAAGGCGCGGCATTCGCGTTCTACATGCAAGTTGACGGCCTGCGGCCAGACGGCCAGCCTAACCGGCCGCTGACGGCGTTCACGATGCAAGTGATGGAGCCGGACGCGGAGCCGATTACGGATGTGTTGGATGGACAAGGGAGGTTGATGTGAGTGACGACGACCGTTACAGCTTGCGCGAGGAGACTGAGCAATTTCGCGCACTCCAAGACGCGCTGCGCCCTCGCACCGAAGGAGCCGACGTGAGCGAATATGAACAGATGGAAGTCATACGGCTCAACAAACGAATCTCTACGCTTGAGCACGAACTGAAACAGTCAAAAGCGTTTCACCAAGCTTACACTGAACCTTTGATTGAGCGCATCGCGCAGTTGGAGGCGGCGCTGCGCTATATTGAAAGCATCACAGATGCGAAGGATTCTAAGATTTGGAAGCGCTGTCGCGCCGCCCTCGCATTGAAGGAGCCGACGTGATCGACGTACTGAGATTTCCAGCCCCCGGCCCGTGGATCACGCGGGATCTGAAACTGTGCGTCCTTGCATCAGACTACGACGCCCTGGCCGCCGAGACGGCGACCAAGGATAGACGCATCGCACAGTTGGAGGCCGCTCTCACCAAAAGCGCCGACACTTTTGCGGACCTTAAGATGACGATGCAATTACAAACTCGGCCGATACTGGAAAAGGTGTGCGCGATTGCTGAGAAGGCTGCACGGCAGGCCCTCACCGCCCCTCCGCCTCCTTAGCCGCCCTAACCTCGCGTCGATCGACCGCGACATCACGCGGCGCCTCAATGCCGATGCGAACCTGCGAGCCATTGATTGAGACCAGCCGCACGACGATGTCGTTGCCGATGAGGATCTCTTGGCCAATGCTGCGGGTGAGTACTAGCATGGCGGTAGCGCTGACTGCAGCCATGCCACGAAAGCCCTAGCCTCACTGACGGTAAGGTAGCCTTCGGTGAATTCTATGTAGCGACCGTTTTGCGAAACCGTTGCAGACATGTCGTATACATCAAAATCGTGTACGTGTTGAAATTGCTCGTCTGGTTCCTCACTCATTTGGCAGCACCGAGTTGAGCCAGTCACGCAACGCGCGGGCTTCATCCACCGTGAGATCGTCGCCGTCGGCGCGCAGCACCAGTTGCACGTATCGCTTGTTGTGGCTGGTCCACGCCAACTCGTGGCCGTCTTTGCCCACTAGCAATGGCGGTCGGGTGATAAATCGCTCGTCCTGGCTCATATGCTGATCCTCAAATGCTCGCCCTGATCCATCGCCGCACCCGGCACGTCTTTACCAGCCTTCATCACAGCCAACAGCGCCTTCTTATCCACCCGCTTAGGCGGCGGCTCAGGCTGCACCCAATACTCAGCCGGGATCGCGGCCTCGTCAATAATTGTAACCCCTGGCGGGTTCATCTGCACCCGCAGCACGATGTCGGGGCGCTCGATCTTGCGGCGCTGCGTTCCTTGCAAATGGAGCAACAGGTAAGCTTTTAGCTGGTCAGCGCGGCGCTCAATACGGGCTGAGCGCTCTTTCATTGCGGCGGCGGCATCCTTGACGGCTTGGGCGTTCGCCTGTAGAGAGAGGACGAATTTGCCGACTGCGGCGGCTTTGTCTTCAAAGCTGCCTTCTAGCGCTTCCAGCGTGTCGCGGATGACCTCTTCGGGTAGGTCGTCGGAGTCTGCAAGGGTTTCAAACTGGCGGAGCTGGCCGGCGAGTTCGTAGAGGGCTAGTGTGCTCACTGCGCTGGCTCAGGACTCGGCGGCATCGCCAGCTCAATCTTCATTCCCTCATACGCCGCCTTGTAGCGTGCGCGAATCTCAGGGTCTTTGGTGGACTTCCACGCCGCTGTAAACCGATCCTCCAATGTTTTCAAATCGGCAACATCCATCGCGTTGATATACGCTTCAACCTCATTCACGGGCGGCGCGGTAACGGCAGCAGCCACCGCATTGTTAATGCTCACCGGCGGCGGCACGTCATTCATGCCCGCGATCTCTTCCGAGGTGTACATCATCTCGGTCGCGTCCGGCGCAGTGGATCTAATGCCCTCCGAGATACAGCGGCTCCTCAGCATTGCGCGCCCGAACTTAGAATACATGCCACCGTTTTTGTCGGTGAGGCCCGCGAGCTTTGCCCTGTTCATGTCCCAGTCAATCAACAACGGTTTCGGTGACAGCGGATGGCTGAACAACGCCGCCGCTCGAGTATCAGACAATTCCTGCCATTCAACTTTGCCGCCGCTTGCTTGAAAGTCGCGCAGCATGGCGCCGGACTTTTTAGACAGCCTGCCTTGAATCATGTCGTAATCGCGCATGATTGACGCCGGATGCTTGCCTTGTGCTTGGGCCTCAAGCATCAACGCGAGCGCCTGATTCTCGTCCTTGATGCCGTAAAGTCCCGACTTCGCAAAGCTACTTGCCATGCGGTGTATATCCTGAAAACTAAACACCGGCACCTGTGGCGCGGAGTAATATGCAGGCACTGCAGGCTGTGCGGCGGCTGCGACCAGTTCACCCTTGCTCATCAAATCTCTCCTCTGTTTGCACGTCGCGCGGTGGCTCAACGTCGCAGTAATGAAAATCGCCAATCTCTCCAAGTATTAGTAGTGCGCGACGCATTTCAGCGCTCCACAGTTCAATCGCTTCGTTGCGGTTCATAGCCAGCACAGCGCAAGTAACACCATGACCCACCCCCACAGTAAAAATTGACGTGATAGGCATAACGCGCCGATCGCAATAAGCGCCAGCGCAACGCAGTGGTGAAGGACAGTGGGGTTAATGGTCACGTTTAAACCTCGGGTTGATCCTGAATACGCGCCGGTACGCACGCCTAGCGATGAATTCGCCCACGGCACCTAAGATGATGCCAATGAGCAACACGGCAAACATGGCGAATAGGCCAGCCCATAGAGGGCCATTGACTATTAAGTCCATTTCTGTATCCTTTGGGTTATTCGCTGCAGCGCAGCATTGCATACGTTGGGTCGGCAGTCAACCGTTGTGCAGAGCAATAATTATCGCTTGAGTAAAGCTAAGGGCCGTGTTACACAGTCCGCATGGACAAAGTAAAACAGCAGATAGAAAGGCTCGTGAAGCAACACGGCACATTGAGCGCGGCGGCCAAGGCGGTGGGACTGCAAGTCTCATACATGTGCTTGCTGCGCAAAGGCAAGCGGGTGTGCAAGGACGCCGCGCTGCGCAAGCTTGGCCTTGAGCGGCGGATCATTATTCGGAGAATTAAGTGAAGCATTGGGAACTGCCGACGTTTCAAGACGTTGACGAGAAAAAAGTGCGCGCGGAGCCGCTGTCGGCATTAGAACAGTTCATCTGGGATGAGACACCTGGGGCGCATGTGGAATGGGCGTTCAGGCAATCCCTGCATGCCGCGATCATGGATGCGGTAGCGCAGATGCTGAATAGCAGGGACGGGGCCACGTGACCTACAAGCTCGCCACCGGCTGCTGCGTTGAACACCTGCAAGAACACGTTGCCGAACTGATCGCTGAGGGCTATCGGCCGCTCGGTGGCATCGCATGCACCGTGATCGCTGACGATGAGGGCGAATTGATCCACTACGCGCAAGCCATGGCGCTGCTGCAATGAACGGCCTCCCGCAGATGACCGCTGCCGACGAGGTGCGCGAGACGCAGATCGGGCATCTGTTCGCCAAGCTGCTGCAAGCTGAGAACAAGGAAGCGGCTAACGCTGCATTTGACGTGCTGGTGCTGCTGATGCGGTCGCGGTCGGATGAACAATTACTACGGATGGAGATTGAGCGGCGGTCTACGCCCGCGTGATAGAGCTTCGCGACTATCAAGAGCGCGCCCTTGACGACGTGCGTGAAGCCTACCGTCGCGGGCTGCGCAAGCCGCTGCTGGTAGCGCCGACCGGCGCCGGCAAGACGGTCATATTCTCAGCCATTGCGCGCAACGCCACGCAATTAGGCAAACGCGTGATGATCTTGGTACATCGGCAGGAACTGATGGACCAAGTATCCGAGACGCTCGGTCGGTTTGATGTACCACACGGCCACATTGTGTCAGGCATCACGCCGAAGCGGCAGGAGCCCGTGCAGGTGGCATCTGTGATGTCACTGGTACGCCGCATTGGCAGCGTGTATTCGCCAGACCTCATCATCATTGATGAGGCTCACCACGCCGTCTCCGACACGTATGAGCGCATCATTGCGGCCTTCCCTGAATCGCGCCTGCTAGGCGTCACTGCCACGCCCTGCCGCATGGGCGGCGCGGGTTTGGGCGATGTGTTTGACACGCTCGTCATGGGGCCTAGCGTGCAGGAGTTGACAGATGCGGGACATCTCGCACCGGCTCGAGTATTTGCGCCCGCGACGATCAACACGGACGGCATGCGCACGATCATGGGCGAATTCGTGCGGCGCGAGGTTGAGGACCGTGTGGACCGCCCTACGGTCACAGGCGATGCGATATCGCATTATCAGCGTCTCACGCCCGGCAAACGCGCGGTGGTGTTCTGCGTGTCGCTGGAGCACGCACGGCACATTGCGGACGGCGCACGCGCGGCGGGCATCACGGCTGTGATGGTGGACGGTGGCATGGACACGGAGATCCGCCGCCGTGTGATGGCGGATTTCAAGGGAGGGCTCATTCAGTGGCTCGTGAGCGTTGATCTCATACAAGAGGGCTTTGACTGTCCCGGCATTGAGGTGGGCATATTCCTACGCCCTACCCAATCGCTCGGCCTCTGGCTTCAGCAAGCAGGGCGATGCCTACGCACGTATGAGGGGAAACCGCACGCCACTTTGTTAGATCATGCCGGTAACGCGCTGCGGCACGGACTGCCGTCAGACGATCGCGACTGGACATTGGAGACAGGCAAGCGGCGTGGCAAGACAGAACTGTCTGTGTCGGTCAAAATTTGCCCTCGCTGTTTTGCCGGCCAGCGCACCGGGCGCCCGACGTGCGTGCATTGCGGCTGGACGTTCCCTGTGGAAGCTCGCAAGGTGGCCTCCGAGGACGGCGAGCTTGAGGAAATCACGCCAGAGCAGTTGGCGCGCAGGGCTGAGCGGCGCGAGCAGGGTCAGGCGCAGACACTGGCGCAGCTCACTGAGATTGCGCGCATCAAGGGTTACAAGCCCGACTGGGCAAAGCATGTGATGGAGGCGAGAATGGCTAAGAGGAAGAAAGATGAAGTACCAAGTTGAAGTGAAATTTGATAACGGTGATGTGTTGACCGGCATACCGCACGGAGAGATGATCGTTGATGCTGACACCGATTGGGTGAAGCTCACATCCGGCGTAGGCGACATCACATGGATTCAGAAATCAAAAATTCGCAGTGTAACCTTGAAGGTGATCCCCAGTGAAACGGACCAAGCGTCTAATTGATCCCCGTCGTCTCAAAACCGGTAGCGGCTGCGCGTACCCTAAAGCCCTGCGCTTGAAGATCAAGCGTGCGCGGCTCTCTGGCAAATCGTTGGCACAAGTTTCGGCTAAATATCGCGTGTCCAAACAGACCGTGCTTCTGATGGCGCGCGAAGCATAGCGTGCTACGCAGAGATCTTCTTGACGTATAGCTGATAGAGCGGCTTGGCTAAGATATCAATTTTTTGGAAATTGATGTTGAGAAACGAATCAATCGCAAGCTTAGGGCAACGCAGCGGATCTCTGCCGTCTTTTGACCATAGATAGTCATCAAAAATCATTGTGCCGCCGACGGCTAGAAGTTGAAATCCCAGCACTGCATCCGCTAGCACATCGGGCGCCTGATGGGACCCATCAATATACACAAGGTCAAAATACTCTCCCTGTGTTTCGGTCAGCAATTGCGCCAAGCAAAGGTGTGAAAATCCTTTGTGAGTAATTAGCTTGACCGGGTGAGTGGCACGCTCGCACGCAAGTGCCGTGTTCGCGTGGAATCGCGATTCAACTTCCTCCATGTGTATTCCCATTGCCTTGTGCTCAACGCCACCTTCCCACGTATCAACGCAGTGCATTTCAAATGGCGCCTCTTTTGCGCAGTGGTCAATCAGGTAACAAGCGCTTGCGCCTTCAAACGAGCCAATTTCAAGCGCTTTGCGGGGACGGATGTCTGGGATTAGCTGATCCCAGACAGCGGCGGTGCGCCAGAACCAATGGGCCGTAAAAACATACTCGGCCTGGCTCATAGATGTTTTGATCCGCAATAATTAGATGTCTAAGGATTGCAAGCATCTCATAATTTCACTAGACCCGCCACCTTGTCTGTGAGACAACTGCCCGCCCCGCTGTAGGACAATTCTGACAAGGTACGAAATTATGGCGATTCGTTCGGCTTCCGAAACGGAGATCCTCAAAAAGATCCAGATCGCGCTAAGCCACGGGGACACGCGGTTGTGGCGAAATAACAACGGCGAGGCGTGGGCGGGGTACGCAATTCCCGCTCCGCCAAGGTATCGGCCGGGCGCGATCGTCATTGAGCGGCCTGTGCGCGTCAATTTTGGGCTTTGCGCTGGGAGCGCTGACTTGGTAGGGCTGCGCTCCGTACGCGTCACTCAGGCCATGGTAGGCAGTTACGTGGCCGTATTTGCGGGCGTGGAGGTCAAATCAGCCACAGGATCGGTGAAGCCGGACCAAGCCGCGTGGGTGGGATTCGTGGAACAGGCCGGCGGGTATGGGGGTATTGCGCGGTCGGTGGAGGATGCACGGGTCATATTGCGGCTCAGCTAGCCGTGATCAACTTCCCCGCCGTCAACGACACCCTGCTCAGCAGAGCCCGCGAGCTTCTCCCCGCGTGGTTCCCCAATGGCCGCTTCCAAGGCGCGCATGAGTTCGTCGTCGGCAATATCAACGGCGACGAGGGCGACAGCCTGTGCGTTGACCTCAACAGCGGCAAGTGGATTGACTTTGCCAATGACACGGATCGAGGCGGCGACCTGGTCAGCCTGTACGCCGCGAGCCGCAAATTGACCCAGCGCGAGGCCGCGCTTGACTTGGGCGCAAATCCTGATGGCATTGCCACCAGCGGGATGAATAACCCGGTTATTACGCCGAAGCGCGGCAAGCTGCAGGCCGTCCCCGACATCCCCGCCACGATTTGCCCCGACCGGCCCTATACCCTAGCCGAGTTCCGCCACCACTCGTGGGGCGTGCCCCACACCCACTGGGTGTATCGCAACGCTGAGGCGCAGCCGCTATTTGTGATCGCGCGCTACGAGACGCCCAAAGAGAAGAAAATCGTCCCATGGACGTGGCGCGGGGGGCAATGGGCTGCAAAATCGTGGCCGAAACCCCGCCCGCTGTATAACCTGCATAATTTACCCCCTAGCGATGCCGCCGTATTGCTGGTTGAGGGCGAGAAGACGGCCGACGCCGCTGCCGAGTTGTTCCCCCACTTGGTCGCCATGACGTGGTCTGGCGGGGCCTCAGCGCACGTTACCGCCGATTGGACCCCGCTGACCGGGCGCAACGTCACAATCTGGCCCGACGCCGACGTGACGGGCCGCAAGGCCGCTGTGGCGATCGGTGAGCTGCTATACCGGCTGAAATGCACTGTGAGCATCGTAGACCCGTCAGGCTGGCCGGAAGGCTGGGACTTGGCCGATGCAGGCCCCCAGGATGATGTCGTGTCCTACGCCGTCTCCCACGTCCGTACGGTGGGTGTCGCTGACCTGCGGCCCCAGCCGCCGCCGAAGCTGGAGGTGATGGCATCGGTGCCCCAATCCACTCCGACGGTGATTGAAGGGAAGGTCTGGCCAGCCAGCTTGGTTGAAACTTGGCAACGATATGGATTTCTCCTCAAAAAAACCTCTGGGCAATTGCCTTACAACAATCATTTCAACGTGGGGAGAGCGATAGCGGCTCGTCACGAGCAGTTGGGCGATATGGACGTTTGGTTTAACGCATTCACAAACTGCGTAATGATTGGCAATCAAAAATGGACCGATGGGATGACACTGGCATTTACTGTATGGCTGCAAAAGCAAATGGAAATGTGTGACATAAAACCTTATGTGGTCAGCGATGGCGTATATGCTTACGCAATGGAACAAACTCGTCACCCGGTCCGCGAATGGTTGACTCAGATAAACTGGGACGGCGCCGGCCGGCTAAAAGATTTAATTCCGATTGGCTTCGGCGCGGAGAGAAATGAATACACTGAGTCAGTAGGACGGTGTTTCTTGGGTGGCATGGTCGCGCGCATCATGGAGCCTGGATGCCAAGTAGACTGCATGCCCGTGTTTGAGGGCGCGCAGGGCGCAGGCAAGACTCGAGCGCTGAGAATCATTGGAGGCGAGTATTTCGCTGAAGTGCATGACAGCATCATGAGTAAGGATTTCATGGGTTCGTTACAAGGAAAAATGCTATGCGAGATCTCGGAGTTAGGCGCATTCCGAGCCGCTGACGTTGATCGCATCAAGGGCATTATCAGCAACAACATTGATAACTACCGCGCGCCTTATGGCAAAACCAACGCAGATCATCCGAGACAGTGCGTATTTAGCGCAACGACCAACCGCGATGATTGGAATACCGATGAAACTGGCGCTCGTCGGTTTTGGCCAATTAGATGCGGCGTTGTTGATACGGATTGGATCATGGAAAACCGCGATCAACTGTTTGCAGAGGCGTTAGCTCACTATAAAAATGGCGAGCCATGGTGGAAGGTGCCGGAGCACTTAGCTAAAGCGGAACGCGAGTCACGTTGGGATTCCGATCCTTGGGACGATGCAATCAGGCAATACGTATTCGGTAGAGAGAATGCGAGAGTGACGGATATTATGGATAGAGCGTTACATATTGAAACGGATAAAATGAATTTAGCGGCGCAGCTCCGAATTGGCAGAATACTGAAAAAACTTGGATTTGAAAATGTCCAAAAGCGAATTGGAGAAGATCGAGTAAGGCAATGGGAAAGAAAACGACGCTAACGCAACAGCACACAATGTCCGTATTCCTGTGGCGGCGCTTGGCTTAAAGGTGACTGCTTCGCAAACGTGCCGTGCCATCGCCATGCCATGCATTGCGACCCATAACATTTGTATTTGCCATCGGAACCATCCGGTAGAAAGCAAAATTTCTTCGCAGCATTCTCTTCAGTTATGAGATCCATTTAATTCTCCATTGTGCGTCACGTGCGAACCCTCTGATACCTCCCCACCAACGGCAGATCCCCCACCGCATCAGTGAGCGGTTGCGATACCCCAATGAGCGGTAGCCTCCCCACCTCCCCCAGCTTAAAATCAGCCGGTGCCTCGTACACAAAATACCCGTCGGCGTTCGGGTCCAGCCTCCCCACAACGCCATACTGAGCCTCGTATCCCCCCGTGTGCATCGTCGCCGCCGCGCAGGCGAGTTCGGGGCTTGCGGCCTCCCCAATCCACCAGAGGTACCCGCTGGCATTGTCGATCAGCGCGTAATTGTGCATTGCCGCACCCTCCCAAGCTGCCCCTCCCCACTTCAGGCATCGTTGCATCATGGCTAGGCCCTCCCCCAAGTCGATGGAGAAAGCGTGCGCCGCCGCTTAGGTTGGCATCGGTGCGGTAGCGCACGGTGTGGCGTAGGGGAATACCGTCATTTCTTGGCGTTCATCTCCTTAATGTAATGCGCAGTAAGCGCCTCAGTCGCCATATCCAGCATGATTGCCATCTCGGAGCGTATGGGGCCGGCGATGTCGGTCAATTCGCTGTTGTCAATCGCATCCCCCAACGCTAGACGAATTCGCTCCAACGCTTCAATCGGAGCCTCTGCCTCTCCACGTATGTGCCGCTCGGCTTCAAACCCCTTCCACATCCAGCGCAGCTCGCGCTGGCTCCACTGGTCAACGCGGTCCATTGTTGGCTCCCCCATCTTGATCCACGTACCTCCCCGTAGGCTCCCCCAACTGAGATCCCCCATGCTCCCCACGAGTCCGCCCAGAGTGCCGCCGCCGTTTCCCCCTAGACCATTCTCCCCACGCGGCCTGCCAACCTGGCGACTCTTCCCGCTCGGCTATTAGCAGTGCCGGCGGGATCACGTAGCATTCATGACCGACGGGAACACCATCGCTCATGCGATGCGGGAAGTTGCAGAATGACGTACAGTAAAGTGTTTCGCGTTTCATCGTCGTTACCCTCCTAGTGTGACTAACCCCCATCCCATAGCGCCGCAGGGGCCGGCGCTACAGGGATTGGCGTAGAGGCCATCCCCCAAGTATGTTTCGTGTTTAGGCACGGTTTACCTCCCCCAGCGCTTCACCATCTAACTCCAATTCATGTATGCCATATGACTCGTAATCCTCACAAGCGTGAAAATAGTCAGAGATTGCCTCCCCTTCATCGGACGGCATGGGTTCACTCCCCATCTCGTCTAACCAATTCTCGCGCACATACGCGGCTAATCCCGCAAGTGCCATTTCCTGGTCTGAATAGGCAGAGAAAATCTCCCCATAGTTGTACGTGATCTGCAATAAATAGATCGTTTGGCGTTTCATCGTCGATACCCTCCTAGTTGAACAGTACCCATCCCATAGCGCCGCAGAGGCCGGCGCTACAGGGATAGGTGCTAGTCGTCGGTGTCCCCATATGCCGATTCAATCGGTTCGCTGCAGTGGTCACAATATAATTCGGGGTTCTCATAGTTTATATCGCAAGCCTCAACTAACCATCCGTCACGGCACTGATTGCGAATTGACCACGATATGCTGCGGTAATTCGCTCGAGCACAGTCAAAATGCAGCGCCGCCCCGTCCGACGTTATCAGATATAGCGGATATCCGCCGGGCCATGCGTATGGACCGTTTCGCAACGTGGCGCGTATCTCATGCGTGGTTCGTATACGCCTAAACGTATATTGATACTTTCGACGGATTACGTGGAGCGGTCCCCCACTGGAAACCAAATCCCCATCGCTCATTACCATGTTTTTTGCCAATACTGCCATGTTCAATGCTCCTGGTTAAATGCGTATCAATCAATAGAATTGCGCAGTTCGGTCAATTCCCCAATAGCGCTATCCAATCGTCGGATGGCCTCCCCTATACTGTCGCAACCCTCGTTTTCGGAAAGTTCGGTTAGTAGAAATTTCAATAGCCCATCCCCGCAGTCTGGTACATCGCGCGGTAATAGCGACTGAAATTCACCGTTACAATAACGGCCAATAACTATATTTTGGTAGTGGTCAAAATTGTCCATGTTCAATGCTCCTATGTCCGTGGTTGGTTGCTTGCTACGTCACTCCCCATAGCGGCCGGGTTAGCAGCCGCTAGAGGGAATTATGCGTCGTGCTCATCCTCCCCATCGTCAACGAACCAGCTATCGGTGCGGTCGTCATAATCCGCACCCTTCTCTATCAGCCAGCAATCCCCATCCTGATACAGCCTATACCTGGTGCCAGTCTCAGGGTTTAGTACCTCGGCCGCATCCATAATCTCTGTCCATAAATCCCAGTAACCTTCCTCATCCGGCCCTTTCTGTAGTTCGTCCAAGTCTGCCGGAGTGACGTTGAATATGCACTCGCGGCGGATGCGTTTAGCGAATTGCACGGGCACATAGATGCCGTGGCATCCATCAACGAATAGGATCATTTCTGCGTCGCGTTTCATGTTGCTGGCTCCTATCGATACCAGTAAGTAACGCCGTCAAATTCAACGGATGAATAGTCCCATTGCAGTTCTCGGGCTGCCTGATCCCAATCAATGCAAGTGCATGGCCACCCGGCATCGGCCGGGACCGCGCCTAGTTCGTCTGCCAATTCCATTGCATACCGTTTGAAATACGAATCACGGATTAGAGTCACGGGATACCAGTCGCCGCGCCATTGTTCGTCGCCGCCGTAACCGCGCAATTCCCCCAACAGCTCTCTGAGCGCTACTAGCTCGGTCGCGTCGTCGGAGCGCACTAGCGCATCAATGTCGTCCTGGGAGACTGCATCCTCCAATTCTTCAACGCGGGCGATAATATCGCGCACATTAATAATGTCGTCACTGTTGCTAATGTCGGTCGTCATATATCCTCCATCCGTAGGTTAACTAATCCACAATGCCCACCTATGCAGATGCGCATTAAGGTTAGTCAAATTCGCTTGCCGTCAACGTCAAATTCGTATTCGTTGCATCTGATGTTTTCGTCCACTTGTTCGTCTGCATTCTGCCAATCCCACTCTTTTTCAAGCGTGCGGTAAATCCAGCGCATAAGATCGCGCGATAGTTCGGTAAACGTTTCTTCCGCCTCTGCATCTGCGGTCATATTCGGCTGGTCGCCGCCGGTTTCATCGTCATACTCAAAATTGCATTCAATAGATACGCTCATCTCATGGTAGTAATGTCCCCAATGCGTGATTGACGCCGACATACCTGGATGCGCAGCGATCAGTGCGCCCATTGCGTCTGCAATGCGGGTTAGTTCGGCGTCTACCGGCGCGTATTCCTTCAATGCGTCTGGCTTGCAGTCGGAGCTATACCATGATCCGGTAAAGCACGCACCGTCACCTTGCGACCAGAAGCCGGTAAACATGATTTTGGGATCGCAATAGCCCAATTTGCGCAGTATGATCCCCGCGTCATCCAGCACAGTTTCCTGCCAGAATGTGTCATCGGCAGATGCGCGCCGATACCATTCTCGGGCTTTTTCCTTGGCGTCGTCGCTTAGTTCGTCAAACTGGTAAACGTCAATTTCACGTGTCGTTGGCATGATTATCCTCCTAGTCAAAATAGCTGATTAGAATAACTGATAATTGGGAATAACGCTACTCACCTCCTAATGCGGGTTAGCTGCAATGCATTTTTCTAATCATTGCGAGCGCAGCTAACCCGCGATTGTCAGACTAATCCGCGTTCCGCCATTGATAGACTGTCATTCCCCGCAATAATTACGTGATCCAATACGCGAACATCAATCAATGCGAGCGCATCTTTTATGCGTCGCGTGATGATTTCATCGGCGTTTGACGGCTGCGCTACTCCGCTCGGATGATTATGGAAGAGAATCACACAAGCCGCATTCTCTGTCAGTACAGACTTTACTACCTGGCGCGGATGAACCGATGCGCCGTCGATGGTCCCGTTGAACAGAACAGCGACGCGAATCACGCGATGCCTATTGTCCAAGTAGATAACCCCGAATTGCTCATACTCGAGGCCGGCTTGCGCGCGGAGAAAGTCTACGCTTGCGCGCGGAGAACGCAGAACCGTCCCAACCACGGATTTAAACGCATAAGCGCTGGCAGACTCGCATACTTCACTTTGCGTTGCACGCCGATACCGGCGGCCGTTTTTAACCATTAGCTGTGTCATCGTCCTTACCTCCATCCGTAGTTAACCGATCCACAATGCGCACCTCCATAGATGCGCATTAGGGACAGTCAAACGGCAGCGCTGACAGTCTCCGATACGGGCACTAAGCCCACAGTTGGATCCCACCGATAGTTAACGGGATCTTCCGACGGCACCGCGCGATAGTCGGCGCACAATGTCCACCGCCAAAAAAGGTTGCGAGCATTGGCAATTGCCTCTTCCTCAGTGGCGAACACCAGTGCATTTTGTCCCCATTGACCGTTGACTAGAACCTCAGGTTTCCAATTCGACATTTTCTCTACTCCTATGTTTATCTACCTAGTAAATGTGCATGATTAGAATAACTGATAATTGCTGGCAAGGCTAGTGCCCGTTGGCTTTTGCGAGCGCTGCATCAACTGCGCGCATTGCTGCGGACCATTCCGCCACGTTCAAACGGTCAACGGTCTGCAGCGCTCGGAGCGCGGCGGCCATGTCGTAGCGCATCGTTACCGACTCGATCACGTATGCCAGTGCGTCAACGTTCTCCGCTCGCAATTCAACTGTGCCGTGTGGCGTATCTTTAGTTACCGAGTACATTGTCTGTGCTCCTATGTGTGCGTGCGAGTGCGGCGCGAACGATCTTATTAATAGCCATAAGCCGAACCGTAGTGCTAGATGCGAGCGCGCTCGTGTCCGTGATGCACTCTCGGAGCGCTTCCGCCAATATCGGCGCCGCATTCAGTGCATCCGCCAATTCATGCGCACGCCATTCTGACTGTAGCTGCGCAACGATCGTATAAGATGCGCCGCCGTCAATTGTCGCTCCGAGTAAAGGTTGTAATGGTTCGCTGGCATATGCTGGCAATACATGCCAGTCGGGCCGCTGTGCTGTGTCTGTCATTGTCTGTGCTCCTGTGTGTGCGTTAGTGCCGATCAGCTAGCAGCCCGATGTGCGAGCTGCTAGGGGATGGGCGCTATCGTGGAAGCGTATGCGCGTATAGGAAACGCGGGCACAGTATTGACCGCGTATGCCTGAATGCAAACCATAGCGCGTCTGCCGTTCGGTAATGGCGCTTTATGTCAAGAGCTGTAGTCGCGCATCGCTGTATGTTGCTCAGCGTAATCCATAGTGCAATGTAGCGGGTGAGTATGTGTGCCATGTCAGTGTGCTCCTATGTGTGTTACCAATCGCCAAACGTGCAAATCGGCAGACACCCGCTCTTTTTGCAATCGTGCGAGCGTATCTCGTCAATCGTGTAGCTGAATCGAGTAGCCTTATGCCACTGTACCGGCGCCGCTCCCGCGATCAATTCGTCGCACCTGGGGCAACCTGGTGTCTTGCGGCCGTAAACGGGACCGCCGCAAGTGTGCTTTGTGGTCGTTGATTTTTTCCATGCCATGTTAGTTATTCCTCCGACTCCATGCGCGTCGTGTCAAATCCATCAAGCCAATCCATTGCTAAACGAGAATCGGCGTACGGGCATTCATCTCTCAACTCTCCGGTAATGAATGCATCGCAGCCCGCGTCATATGCATCCTCGCGTGCGACATTCATTTCCGAGAATCCGGGTTCGTAAAATCGTTCGTTCATTACTTTGTGCTCCTATGTGTCGCTGTCAGTCTCTACCAGATAGCCCACCGTTGACCGATGGGCTAGCGCTAGGGGCTGTTACAGGGCGGCCGCTGCGACTTCCAGTGCGGCCCGCAGCGCTTCCGCCTCTTCATACTCTTCCTTGCTGTAGCTCGCGGTTCTATTGGCATCATATGCGCGTAAAACTGAAGCATGGTTCGGCGTGAAATCGGGACGATGCAGCAACACGTAGTCAAGGTGGCGATCAATGTCCACCATGGCAACATTGCCAGACTTCAGACGCGCATAGGCGATTCGCTGACCATGTTTTGAATAAAGCCGCCGTGTGTTAAATGCTTGGATCGTGGTCATGCTGGCTGTCTCCGTGTCCGTGGTAATCAATAAATCTAATCGACAGGGCTATCTTATGGAGCGCAGCCGGTATGTCAAGGGGCATTACGGAAACTTAATGGTATGTATTTTTTGTGGTGCTTTGCGGTCGTTTGGTTTGTCACGGGTGTCACGGGTCTGTCACGGGTCTGTCTCGGGTTTGTCTCGGGTTAAGTCTTTGATGTCACTAATCTTTTTACTTTTTAGAAGAATTCAAAGGCAAGAGCACAATACTATGCTGATGTGCTTTGGTGGGAGACAGTGAGGCTCATGTGTCTCTCAAAAGTTTGAAACGGTCAAAAAGCCAAAAGTTAGTGACATCAAGCAGTTAACCCGTGACAAACCCGTGACAAATCACGTGACCTGCGTGACAACCGTAAAACTTCGGCGCGTCGCTCAAGGTCGCAATCTGGCAAGTCTAGCGCGACCAGGTGCGCAGTCTGCCGAATAACGCTTGCAAGTTATTGATTCTATTGATTGTGCATCGCAAACTGCGTATAATACCGATTATGTTAAATGGACCAGGAAGGCTAATGATTAGATATCTAGCGAGCTGGCAGCGATTCGAGCGGCCTAATAGGCCCGGCGAGCCCCGGCACCCCCCTGCTGCCAGGATCGCGGGTCCCGATGTACCGGTACTGCGCCCCGCCCTGTCATATGCCCCCTATTAGGCCGGCGGCTCTTCAGCCGGGTTCAGGTATCTTTTTGGGTCCCCTCTGGGCTAGGGGGTCCCCTCTGGGCTAGGGTGGCCGGCCTGGTCCGCGCCGGGTCAAAAATCGTAGGATTAGTAATAAGAAGAATAGTAATAGTAATAATAGGAATATAATTATTCTTTGGTCTCTACCGGCGGTGAGTGGGTTCAACCCTCTACCACGAGTGGGTTCAATGGTCTGAACCTATTATTTGGGTGCGATCTGTGCTACTCATTCTGATCCCCTATCCAGACCGGTGGCGTCCCATGGCGAACTTCCGTCCCTACGTCACCAAAGACGGCCGCTCTCGAGTCCTGGCCGTGGTGCGCATTAAAGGCGCTCCAGCGCAGCGTATGGCGTTTGGATCAATGGCGGATGCCAAGCGGTGGGCTGCCGGCTTGGAGAAGCTCCTACGGCAGCAGCGTGACCGTGCCAAGCTCGCTTGCGTGCTGGCGAGGATGCGCGACGCGATGCACGACGAGCCGTAGGTGCAACTGCAGCAAAGGGGTGGTATGGTTAGCCGTGACCCGGCACCTCCCCTGTCAGGGTCTCCCTCCTAGCCCCCGACCCGGCCGGTACAGCCCAGCCAGGACAGGGGGCTTTTTTACCGGTGGCGTCCCCGCACCACGGCGAGCGCGCCCAGCAGCAGCGTGGCTGCGCCTGAGAGGCCGCTGGTGTCCAGTTCGGGGACGTGGGTGGGGGCTGCCACCGGGGTCCAGATGGTGTACTCGCCCGCATAGCCGCCGTTGGTGCCACCGATAAAGCTTATTTGATTACGCAAGTTAGGGGCATACAGGGCAATAGCACCATAGCCGGGAAACGGCTCCGCAACGTCACCGGGAGTAGTTGGCGCCAACCCCGCTAGACCCGACGCCGCTCCCGGTGAAAATGCCGTGATTGCTTGATATCCATTATCAGCACAGCAGTAATTCACCGGCGGCGGTATTTCGTCGTAGAACGCAACCAGCGCATCGGCCGCATCAATCCCGGTCAACGGCTGGCCCGGCGCTGCTGCGGTCGTTGACAGTACGAACGGCGAGGTTGCCGGTGCCGTCTGCGACCACGTCACGTCCCAATAGCCACCGCCAAGCTTGATGTCATCAATCGGCGTAGGACCGAACGCCGCCTGGTACGGATCGCAGTAGCCCCCGTTCGGGCATACGAAATACGCCTGCGACTGGCTGTTCTGGCCACCGCCGCCCTGCATCGCCTCTGCGCCCGCACTCGCCAGCAGCCCAGCAAGCGCCATGCCCGCGCACATGTCGCGCAACGTCGCTGAACGTCGCGTAGCACCGCTGAGCGTCGCCACCTGTCGCACCGATCGACCGATCTGTCCCATCTTGTCCATCCTAGTCTCCGTTGTTGATCAATTAGAGAAATTCATAATTGACCACACTTAAGTGCGCTGCTGTAGGACGCTGCTGCTGGTCAGTGTAGGAATTGTCTGACATACTCCGCGTGACGCGATGCAGCACGATTGGCGTGCGGCTAGGCGGATCAAGGAGTTAGCTTATGACACCGGTGGCTTCCGACAACGCGACACATCCTGTCGTGATGACCCGCCGCCGGCTGATGCAGCTCTTGGGCGGCGCAGCCCTCGTGCTGCCAGCGGCTATCGCGAGCACGCGCACGATATTCCTGCCGCCGACGCGCGGGTGGTTGGCGCCATTGGCGCGCATGGAGGTGCCGCCTTCGGATATCGGGCCTTGGGACCTAGAGATCGCGGCTGGCAACTTCACCTACGACCGCGCCACGCACATGCTTGATCTGTGGTACGGCTTGGATGACTCGCAGCGCCGTGCCATTCATCACGACTGCCGGGCGATCCAAATCCTACCGCCGCCGAGCTGTCATCCCGACAAGGACGGCAGGTGGTGCCCTCCGTTGTGGCACGCCCCGGCATGACCGACGCCCCGCCCAGCCCGCCCAGCCCGCCCAGCCCGCCCGGTCGCCCCCGTCGCGGCGCGGCCTCCACGCCCGAGTCGCGCAAACGCACCGCCGACCGCAAACGCAAGCGCGCTGAGCTTGCCATCAACCACGCCCTGCTGCGGGGCGATGCGCGCCTGAAGACCATCATCAAGGGCCTGCCCTTGGGTCAGGACCACGTGCCGACGCCTGAGTCGCGCGAGATGGTGTTCCAGCTTCACGGGCTAGGGGTACCCGAGGTGGAGATCGCCATCATGATCCACATCCCTGCGGGCACGCTACGGGAGTTGTATTGGCAGGAGCTAGACCGCGCCGGCCCCGCGTTCAACTACATGGCGGCCAAGACCATCCACGACATCGCCACCGACCGCGATCACCCGAAGGCATTTGAGGCGGCGAAGTTCTGGTGCGAGACGCGCGCCGGCTGGCAGCGCACCTCCGTGCTCGCGGTCAAGGATACTCGAGCATCGGCCGCGCCCGTCATTGACAGCAGCCGCCTCAGCCCCGAGAAGCGCGACCAGCTCCGCGCGCTGATGCTGGAGATGGCCGGTGAGGATGCGGCGCTGGATGCGCCAACGGGGCTCGCCGCTGCCGATGGCTGACATCCCGAAGCGCGTAGACCCACGCGCGCAGCTACTGGACCTTGATCGCGTTGACTGCGAGGAGTCCATGTACGAGTTCCTGCGCCATGGCTGGCGCTACATGGACCCTAGCCCGTTCGCGGAAGGCTGGCACCTGCAGGCCATCTGCGAGCACTTGGAGGCCGTGGTCTACGGTGACATCAAGCGGTTGGTGATCAACGTGCCGCCGCGCTCCGGCAAATCCCTGATCACGTCGGTGGCGTTCCCGGCATGGACTTGGGCGCAGCAGCATCGCTCGCACACCTGCGGTCCTGGCGTGCCGTTCCTGTACGCATCGTACGGCGATGACCTCTCGCGTCGTGACTCAGTTCGGTGCCGGCGGCTCATTGAGTCCGAGTGGTATCAGAAGCTTTGGGGCAATCGGTTTGAGTTGGCATCGGATCAGAACACCAAGGGCCGCTTTACTAACGACCAAGGTGGCGAGCGACTAATAACCAGTATCGGTGGCCGCGTCACTGGTGAAGGTGGAAATATAATCGTCATTGACGATCCCAATGCGGCTAATGAGATGGAATCAGAAGCCACTCTTGAGACGACGCTTGACTGGTGGCGTATCTCAATGCCCACGCGCCCTAACGATCAAGAATTATCTGCCATCGTAATTATTCAGCAGCGCTTGGCGCAGAACGATCTCACGGGACACATCCAAGAGTTTGAAGCCGATGGCTGGGACTTTCTTGTGCTGCCGGGTCGGTATGAGAAGTGGCGCGCATCGCACACGACATCCATCGGCTGGTCTGATCCGCGCACTGAGGAAGGCGAGTTGCTGTGGCCCGCAAAGGTGGGCGAGGCTGCGCTGACAAGGCTTGAGACCCGCATGGGCAAGTTCGTGTTTGCGGGACAGATACAGCAGCGCCCGTCACCGAAGGGCGGCGGCATCATTGAACGCGACTGGTGGGTGCTGTGGGACAAAGAAGACTACCCGCCGTTTGACTACATCTGTGCGATGGTGGACACAGCATATACGGCAGAGACGTATAACGACGCGAGCGCGATGATCGTGTGGGGCGTGTTCACGCCGCCGTCCGTGCAGCGCGTGACGCGCATCGTGGGGTTGTCTGATGGAGTCGGTGGTCGCCAAAGCCGGCCCACATGGGAATCGGTTGCAACCAACCGCGCCTACAGCGGCGTCACGCCTCGAGCGATGCTGATGTACGCGTGGCGCGAGCGGCTTGAGTTTCACAACTTGGTGGAAAAGGTGGCTGCGACCGCGCGCCAGTTCAAGTGCGAGCTGGTGATGATTGAGAACAAAGCGGCGGGTATCAGTATTGCGCAGGAGATACGGCGGCTGTACTTCAACGAGCGCTTTGGGCTACAGATGTTTGATCCGAAGTCGCAGGACAAGACAGCGCGCTTGTACTCGGTGCAATCACTGTTCCAAGAGTCGCTCGTGTTCGCGCCCGACCGCCCGTGGGCTGAGATGGTCATTGAGGAAGTGGCGCTCTTTAACCCGTCGCGCAAGAACAACAAGGACGACTTGACCGACTGCGTGTCAATGGGCATGCGCCACCTGCGAGATAGCGGGATGCTGGCGAGGACCGAGGAGATTGAGGTGGAGTCCGAGGCGCTCAAGCGCTATCAGGGGCGGCAGATGCCCCTGTACCCCGTCTAATGGTGCAGCGCAACACAAACTGGGTTAGACTGCCGTGATGAACGGCTCACCTCCGGTAATCCGCCCTGACATTCCCGCCAATTGCGTGTGCAAGCTCATTTCCGTGTTCACGCGCCCCTACACCTGGGAAGTCCACGTCTGGGGCACCAAGCCGCCGTTCCAGCGCGAGAAGCGCCGGTACGAGGTGTTGGCGATCCACGAGCAAGCGGCGGCGCAGTTGGGAATGGAACGATTCAGTTATGAGATTGCTTTGAGGGGAATGCATTGAACCCGTTGCAGCCGCCGCCTGACGTGCCATGGTATCAATTGACCGACGCGACGGGTGCGCCAACCACGTACAACGTCCACACCTACAACGTGCAGACGCCGCTTAACACCGGTACGCCGTTCATGCCCAACATCTACAGCGCTCGGTCGCCGCAGGTACCCGCGCACATAGACCTCACCGCAGCCGTTCAAGGTGGCAAGGACAACATCCGAGACGCCGAACGCTGGCGCTACTTCAGAGAGCATATGTCCGACACGGCGCTGTGGACGCAGTTCAAGACGCCCGATCAGCTTGACGAATACGCGAGCAAGAACGTCGCATGGGATCGTGAGCAAAAGAAGGGTCAGTTCGCAGCCGGCGGTGACAAATGAACCTACTGACAATCCTGTTGATTCTCCTCATTCTCGGCGCGTTTGGCGGCGGCTATCGCGGCTACTACCCGCACACGTACGGCATCGGCGGGGCAACCATTTTGCTGCTGATCTTGATCGTGCTGATCGCCACGGGGCGCGTATGAACGGCGACTGGAAGCCGACGGCGAAGCTGAGATGGGTGAACGGGCCCACGGGCGCAGTGCTGCAGCAATGGTACGCGCCCGACGTTCCCGCGTACATGATCGGCAACGAAGGCGAGTGGCGAGTAGTTCCGACGGAGTTTGCCGACGCGTGAGCGCAGTCCCGCACAACCTCGCGTCCGGCTTAGGTCTCGCACCGGCGGCTTTGGATCTGCCTGAGATTCACGTAGAGGTTGCGAACGATCCCGATGATCAGCCCATCGTAGACGAGAAAGGCGCGGTCATTGAGATTGAGCACGGCGACGGTTCGGTCACGGTGTCGCTGGACGGCAAGCCGATTGAGGAGGCGCTAGAGGCAAAGCGCGACCAAGGCTGGTACGACAACCTGTGCGAAGACATCGGCCACGATGCGCTGTCAATGCTCACCGAAGATCTGCTGGACAGCATTGCCGACGACCTTACGAGTCGCAAAGAGTGGATTGACTATTGCACCGACGGCGTGAAGCTGCTGGGCCTCAAGCCTGAAATCAAGTCTACGGCGAGCAACACCAACGACACCGCGCCCGTGGAGGGCATGAGCACGGTGCGCCACCCGCTGCTACTGGAGGCGGTGCTGCGGTTTCAGGCCAATGCGCGCTCTGAGTTCCTGCCCACCGACGGCCCGGTCAAGATTCGTAACGACGATGTGAACGCGACGAGCGGCGAGGACACCTTAGCCAACTTGCTTGAGCGCGAGATGAATCATTATCTCACCGTGGTGGCGAGCGAGTATTACCCAGACACCGATCGCATGCTGTTCATGACGGGTTTGAACGGCACGGGCTTCAAAAAAGTCTATATGTGCCCGATCAGGAACCGGCAAGTATCAGAGTCGGTGGATGCGGACGACCTCATCGTCAATCAAAGCGCCACCGACTTGGGCAACGCTCAGCGCATCACGCACAAAGTGATGATGAAGCCCACCACGGTCAAGCGCCTGCAGATATTGGGTGTGTATCGTGACGTGGAATTGGGCACCGCGACGCCGCCTGAGCCGGATGCACTGAAAGATGAAGAAAACGCGCAGCAGGGATTGAAGCCTAATTCATTGCGCAACCCAAAAGACAACGACCGCGAGATCTACGAGTGTTACTGCGAGCTGGATATCCCAGGATTTGAGCACAAATTCAACGGCAAGGTGTCAGGACTTGCGGTCCCGTATCGAGTCACGATTGATCGCAGCGACCGCAAGGCGCTATCGGTGGTGCGTAACTACGCAAAGCCTGAAAATGATGAGTTGCCGGTGGCTAGAAAGACGTTTGTGAAGTGGCCGTTCGTGCCCGGCATCGGGTTTTTAGGCATTGGCCTGTTGCACATCCTTGGCAACACGACAAATGCGGTCACGGCCGCGTGGCGCTTGATGCTGGACAACGGCATGTTCGCCAATTTCCCAGGATTTTTGACCGCCAAGGGCGCCAGTCGTCAAAACAGCAACATATTCCGCATCCCGCCGGGCGGCTCGGCGCAGATTGACACCGGCGGCCTGCCCATCGGCCAGTTTGCGATGCCGTTGCCGTATAACACCGCGCAAATGTCACCGTTGATGACCCTTGTGGACAACATGGTGGAGACCGGGCGCCGAATTGGGGGCACCGCCGAGGTGCAAGTGGGCGAAGGGCGCGCAGACGTACCGGTCGGTACGACAATGGCCATGATTGACCAAGCCATCAAGGTCATGAACGCGGTTCACAAGCGCATGCACGCCGCGCAGAGCGAGGAACTGCAGTTACTCAAAGAATTGATCCGCGACGACGTGGACGCATTCCTAAAAGCCATGGCCGGCAAGCCCCGCCCTGGCAAAATGCCGATCAACAAGGCTCAATTGGTGGAAGCGCTGAACAATTGCGAGCTGGTGCCGCAGGCCGATCCCAATACCTCGTCCAGCGGACAGCGGCTGATGAAGATCATGGGGCTCATTCAGCTTCAGCAGAATTCTCCGACGCTTTACGACCCGATTGCGATCAACAAGGCAGCGCTGGTCGCCATGGGCTGGGGCAATCCGCAGGAATTCATGGTCCCGCCGGCCGCCCAGGCCGCACCGCCGCCGCAGCTCATCCAAGCGCAGCAGGAGATGCAGAACAAGACCAAGGAAGCGGACGCCAAGTCCCTGGACGCGCAGGCCAAGATGGTCACGGCCAAGGCGGTAGAGATGAAGCACGCCGCCGAGGCAGGCCAGCCGACCGGGCTGCAGCCGCCTGAGCCGCCGCCCGACGAGACTGAAATGGCAGCGGCCAAGGCGAAGCTCATGGACGCGCACACCAATGAGATGCGGGCCAAGATTGAGGCCGAGAAGATGATGATTGACCAGCATAAGACGCGCATTGAGGACGAGAACCGCGACAAGGACCGGGTCGCTAAGGAGCGCGAGGCCGCCATTGCGCTCGCAGGCGATGTCATCAGGGCACCGTCCAAGGGCGAGTCAGGCGCGCAAGTAGATGTGACGAAGTCTGGGCAGAAGGCCAACAAGATCATCAAAGACGTTGACAAGAGCGTTTGACGCAGTGCAGCATATGAGGTAACTATGAGCGACGCATCCACTTACCGTGAAGCCTCCAAGGCCAAGATCAAGCGCATGCTTGAAGACCCGCAGACGCCGGTGGACGCATCGGGGTACACGCCGCCCGGCCCTGAGTTGGGCATGATTCAGACCGGTGAGCGCCCCGTGACGCGCGCTAGGTTTCGCGCAGGCGGTTCAGTTACTGGCGGCAAGACGGCCGCTCGCGTTGATCGCAAGCCTCGAGCGAGCGGTGGCATGACGGCGACCGAATACCTCAACCGCGACGTGCGCGAAGCCAACGAGTCCCGCGCCGGCATGAAAAATAACGGTGGATTTAAGTATGGCGGCGCTGCGAAGGACAATGGCCGCGCCCGCGCGCACAAGTTCATGGGCGGCCCAATGCAGGGCGGCGCGAATCCGTATATGACGGCGCCCGTGGCGATGAAGCCGGGGTATGCGAGCGGCGGCAAAGTCCACTCCGACGCCGCCGAAGACAAGAAGCTGATCAAGTCCGAGATGGCCAAGCACGAGGCTGGGTGCAAGTGCGCCAAGTGTTACGGCGGTCGGACGAAGCGGGCTGAAGGTGGCAAGACTCGTCAAATCTCTGGATTTCCAGATTACAGCACAGCCAAAACGCACAATTTGCGAAGGGCGTGGGAAGCCGCAACAGTCGCACCAAAGGGATCTGTGGGAGCCAAATATAAAGGCGCCATTGCAAACGAGTTGCTTGATAGGCCATCTCCCAAGTTGCCCACTGGAAAAAAACCAGACGATCCCGCTAAATGGGGATTGGCGAACGGCGGGCGCGCTGGGAAGGCGGAAGGCGGTGGCATTCCATCCACGACTCACAAGTACGATGAGTCTGGAAAAATGATTCCGCCGAAGGAATATCACATTTACGACAATCATTCCGGCTCCGTAGTCGGAAAGGCGGCTACGCTGAAAGGCGCAAGACGCGCCGCCGATCGTCGCGATACTGCGTATGGTGGCGTCAAGCACTCCGCTGTGCCGGTGTACGCACGCGGCGGCGCTATCCCCGACGGCACCCGCCCAAAAGGTGGCCGTATCGCCCGCGCCAAGGGCGGCAAAGCCATGAACGTCAACATCATCATCGCGCCTCCGAAGCCCGCCATGGGAATGCCGCCTCCCGGCATGGCTGGCCCGCCGAAGGGCATCCCGGCTCCGCCTCCCGCTGCGGCCCCGCAGGCTGGCGCACCCGCGCCGATGGCACCCGCTGGCGGCGCTGCCCCGATGATGGGGCGCAAGGATGGTGGCCGAACCTATCCGCTCAAGGACGGGTCTGGCGGTGGCAAGGGTCGGCTGCAGAAGATTAAGGCGTATGGCTGAGTAGCGACGGATGACGTTTGACGCCGCTCTCACCGCCCGCATCAACGAAGAGATCCTCCGCCTAACCGACCACATGCTCGGCGGCAACATGGATCTTCGGGTGTATGACCGCTACATCGGCGGCATCCACGCGCTTAAGCAAATCAACGAATACTTCATCCCTGAAGTCCGCGAAATTCTCAACGAGAGGTAAGAATGGCTGCATCCGCATTGAAGGCGCCCGTGAAGATTGATTACGAGCGCAAGGAAATTCTGGACAAGTTGGGCGATCTGTCCAAAGTGGAAATTGCCAACAACGAACTCCTGCTCGCGATCTACATCCGCTCCAATCGCAGCCCAAGTGGCATCTACTTGACAGATAAAACTGTCAAAGAAGATGAGTATCAGGGCAAGGTGGGCTTGGTCGTCAAGATTGGCCCGGCGTGCAAATTTGTCCGCACGAACGCCGAAGGCATCACCTACGGCCTAGATATTCGCCTCCACGACTGGGTTGTGGTGCGGCCTTCTGACACGTGGGCGCTGGACATCAACGCAGACGCCACTGAGCTGGATCGAGGCAAGTTCGTCAAATGCCGGCTGGTGTATGACGACATGATCCGCTTGCGCGTGCCCTCACCGGGAATCGTATGGTAGACCCTGCCGACGACACCACGATTGATCTGCCGCTGGAGACGCCGGAGCCGACCGATACGGTCGTGGAGACCGCGCCTCCCGCCACACCGCCCAAGATTCTTGAACCCGAGGTAGGGCTTGAGAAACTCAAGAAACAGGTTGATGACCAGACGCGGGCCGCCAAAGAGGCCACCGCACGCGCAGTTGCTGCGGAAGCGGACGCCGCCGCCGCGCGAAATGCCGAGATTGCCGCACGTACCGAAGCGCAAACCTCAAACCTTCATGCCGTAAATGCGGCCATTACGTCGCTGAAGCAAGCGTTGGATTCCGGTGAAGCCGCCTATGCCGAAGCGCTGTCGGTCGGAGACCATGGCAGGGCTGCGAAAATCAATCGTGAGATGAACACGAATGCGGCTCGCCTTGAACACTTGGAAAACAACAAAAACGCCCTTGAGGCCGCGCCGAAGCCCACGCCCAGGCCGGCGAGCGCGCCGACCAACGAGGTTGAGCGCATTGCTTCGCAGCTCTCAGCAAAATCGGCATCGTGGGTTCGCGCGCACCCTGAGTATGCAAGCGGCGGTAAATATCAGGAGATGGTCGCGGCTCACAACCTCGCGCTCGCACGCGGCAAGACGGTGGAGTCGGATGAGTATTTCGCAACGATTGAGCGGATTCTTGACATCGGATTGCCACCCGCAATGGCTCCCATTGAGGAGCCAGCCCTTGCCGACACCGCTCCTCAGCAGGCCACCGGCGGTCGTAACAGCGCACCCGCTGCCGCTCCGGTGTCTCGAGGCACGACCAGCAACGGCTCCAAGCCTCGCACCATGACGCTCACCCGCGAAATGCGCGAGATGGCGCACGCCATGGGCATGACTGACCAAGACTATGCGAAATACCGACAGCAACTCATTGACGAAGGCGCAATTCACTAATGGCTAATCCTACCCACGGCTCCAATATCCCGCAGCAATCACCGCTTGCCAACCCGACGCTGGGGTTGAACCGCCCTCTTCCCACCGCCGATGATCCGCGCGCCCGCGCCGAAGCCCGCGCCGCTCAGCTTCAGGAGCACTGGCATGGCACGCCGCCCGATGACACCGACGCGTTCTACATTGATCCCAAAATCATTCCCGATGGCTGGGAATACCAGTGGAAGACGTGGACCGTGTACGGCTTGGAAGACCCTAGCTATCAAGTGCAGCTCGCGCACCGGGGCTGGGATTTCGTGCCGGCGAGCCGTCATCCTGAAATGATGCCGAGTGGCTATCGCGGAAACACGATTGAGCGCAAGGGAATGCGACTGATGGAACAGCCCAAGGTGATTGCCGATGAGGCGCGGGCGCGAGATCTACGCACCGCACGCAATCAAGTCGGGCAGAAGGAAGCGCAGATTTCTGGCGCTGAGGCGGGCACGTTTGAGCGTACGAAGCCGACGATCAACCGCAGCTACGAGCACATTCCCATCCCGAAGTAAATAGTTGTTGACGCCGTTGTGATGTAGGCGTATACCTACACCCAACTTCCCGGCCCGGTGCTCGGGACTCTTGATGAGAGTTTGGTGTGACTTCGCCCAGGCGGCAGCGGTCAGACCTGAGCACCAGTCATGGCCAATACGTTTGTGCCTTTCGGCTTTAGCCAAGCAAGCGGCACCGGTTCCTCGCCTACTTACGAGGAAATGGAACTCGCCAACGGCGGGATCGACTACAACACCGGCGCGATCTACAAGGGCGATCCGGTTGTTCGGGCAGGCGCCGACGGCACCATCACGCAGGCTGCAGGCAGCGCGGGTGGCAGCACGGTCACGATGGCTGGCGTATTCAGCCAGTGCAAGTATCTCTCAACCTCGATCAAACGTACGGTCTGGTCTAACTACTGGCCGGGCTCTGATGTCACGAGCGGCAATCAGTCCACGATCAGCGCCTACATCATCAACGATCCCAACGCGCAGTTTCTGGTGCAGTCCGACTCCACCGGAGTGACTCAGGCTGGCGTCGGATCAAACTTTGACTTCGCGATCGGCACCGGCAGCACGGCTACCGGCTTGTCTGGCGCATACCTGCTGCACACGGCGCAAACCGCATCGGCATATCCGTGGCGACTCAACAGTTTGTATCTATTCCCGCCTGGCGCTAACGGCACATCTACGGGTGCTTACGCATGGTGCTATGTGGCGTTTAACAACGTCGAAACCAAGAACGCCACTGCGGTCAACACCTAAGAGGAATGAGAAATGGCCATTAACTTAGGTGCAATTAAAGACCTCCTTCTGCCGGGCCTGCGTGGCCTTACTGGGAAGTACGAACAGATCCCGAAACAATGGGACAAGGTCTTCACGAAATTTGATTCCAAGATGGCGCTGGAGCGCACGGCCGAGATGCGGTATCTCGGACTCGCACAGCTCAAGACTGAAGGTGGTCAAACCAAGTTTGATAACAACGCTGGTGAGCGTTACATCTTCAACCAAGAACACACGGAATTGGGTCTTGGATACGCTATTACGCGCAAATCCATAGACGATAATCTTTACAAGACTCAGTTCCATCCCAGCAACTTGGGATTGATTGAGTCCTTCGCGCAGACGCTTGAGATCTACGGCGCGAACGTGCTGAACACCGCGACCACGTACAACGCCTCCGTAGGCGGTGACGGTGTCGCGCTGTGCTCCACCGCTCACCCGATTGACGGTGGCACGTATGCGAATACGCCGACCACGCAGGTGGACTTGAACGAAGCGACGTTGCTGAACGGCATGATCAGCATTCGTACGAACTTCAAGGATCAGGCGGGACTGCGCCTGTTCTCTCGAGGCCGAAAGCTGATCACTCCGCCGCAGTTGGAACCGGTTGCGATTCGTCTAACCAAAACGGAACTTCGCCCTGGCACTGCTGATAACGATGTGAACGCGATCATGTCTACGGCCGGCGGCATCCCTGAAGGCTACATGGTGATGGACTTCTTGACCTCGCAGTACGCGTGGTTCTTGCTGACCAACATCGCGGGATTGGCGTTTATGAATCGCGTGCCGTTTGAGACTGACATGCAAGTTGACTTCGTGACGGACAATTTGCTCGTGAAGAGTTATCAGCGACTCTCGTTCAATTATTTCAATCCGAGGGCCCTGTGGGCCAGTTTCCCCACTTCGTAACGGTAGTTCACTAATGTCCGACATCAACGGCGGCCAAAGCCCGAATCCCAACGGCAGTCCGATTCAGCCCGGCACGCTGTTCACCGGCCCGATCCTAGCCGGCGGCGTCATCCACTCTGACGGATCAGGCAACCTCGCGGCTCTGGGTGGCACGACGGGCACTGCAAACGTCGGCTACGTGCAGATGTGTCAGTCGCAGCCCGTCACGCAGGCGACGAATGGCACAACGGCGGGCGTCTACACTACGTCCATCATCATCCCTGCGCAGAGCCAGATCACCGACATCTACATGATGGTGACGACTGCGTGGACTGGCGGCGCAACAACGTATGGCATCGGCAACACAGTGAGTGCTACGGCGTACACGACCGCTGCGGACGGCGCTGGCGGCACGCTGGGTCAGGTAACTAATATGGGTCCCGGTACGAATACGACCGCGATTGCGAATTGGGACAACGTCGGTACGACTGACGTACAGATTGTCGTCACTTCCGGTAATACTGGATCTGGCGCTGGGACGCTGACCGTGTTTTATATTCAAGGCATCAACAACGCTTCGTAAGGACTGAATTATGAAAGGCAGAATGGCACGAAAGAGCGGCGGTCCCACCGAAGGCGACAATGAGGCCGAAGCGGAGATCAAGGACAAGCCGGAAAACCGCAACGCGCCCAACAAGGTGGCCTCTGAAGCTGAGGAGCTGAAGAAAGGCGGCCGTGCGAAGCGCAAAGCTGGCGGCAAGGTGCCTGGCGAGAAGATGAAAATGCACGCTGGTCGGTCGCCCCGCAAGAGCGGTGGCCGCACGGGTTCCAACATGAATCCGCTGTCCAGCGCCCACTCTGGCACGCCTGCGCCGGGGCGCAAGGAAATGTCGGAGTCAATGGACTGATCAGCCGCTGGGCACGTTCAGCGCGATACAGGGGACCGTCGCGGTCCCTTGTTTGTTTAAAGAGGTAAGCGATGCGTCCAATTACTGTAACCGTCGGCCCGGTCGGAACGACCAGCGCCAACAACATCGCCACCTCGCAAACTCCAGCGGGCGCCGGTGCTCTGACGCTCAATGGTTCTTTGGTCACTAATGGTGTGGCTTATTTGCCCACTCCGCAGCGGGTGTTAATCACCACTTCGGACACGACGCACAGTTTCACCATCACCGGCACTACGCCGACCGGGTCTGTGCTCACAGAGGTGCTGACCAATGCGGGCAGCTCGGTTTACTCCACCCTTGACTACTCTACCGTCACTTCCATCGTGATTTCAGGCGCTGCCACGGGCGCCGTCACGGTAGGCACGAACGGGATCGCGGCGACGCCTTGGGTCCATCTGGACGCATGGGCAAACCCGACTGTGTCGCTCCAATGCACCGTCACGGGCACTGTAAACTACACGGTCCAGTCTACGCTGCAAGACCCGAACGGGCATGGACAAGCGACGCCGATCCTGCCGTCTGCGCTGACGTGGGTTAACACATCAGATACGGCGGCGGTAAACGCAACCACAACAGTGCAGACTTCGTTTGCGTACCTTCCGGTGTATGTTCGAGTGTTGCTCAACAGCGGGTCTGGTTCTGTTACGACAAATATTATTCAGACCGGGGCGGTGCCCTACTAATGGGCCTGTCAACTGGGATGGGCCTGTGGGGTCAAACCGAAGGTCTTTGGGGTGGCACTGAAGGATTAGCGCCAGGCGCTGGGTTGTCACCTATACCGCCGCAGTCAAAAGGCATTACCACTGATGCTGGCGTTCAGATTACTACCGATTCGGGGCAGGCAATTGAAACAAGTAATTAAAGCTCTGGTGTTGATGCTGCTGCCGCTTTCCGCTTGGTCGCAGGTCAAGGTCAATGCGTTGCCGTCGGGAAGCACGCCGTCAAGTGGCGACTACACGATTTGCGATCAGTCTGGAACGACGAATAAATGCACGATGGCGCAGGTGGCGACGTTTGTGGGTGGGAACTTGCCAGCGCAAGCGGCGGGGACGGTGTTGGGCAACTGCACTACAGCCACCGGGGTGCCGACTGCATGTACAGGCTATCCAGTGACAGAAGTTCCGCTAACTGCAGCGGGAACAATGGCACTGAATGGCACTACGGACGATTCGGCGGCGTTCAACACATTTGAGGCATCGCTGCCAGCAAATACGATCATGGTCGTGCCTGCCGGTGCGATTATTGGCACGACTACGACATTAAATCTAAGCGTGGTGGGGCACGTTTTGAAATTTGAATCTGGCGCAAAAATATCAGCATTAAACGGGCTAACATCCACGTATTTGTTAAACATGAGCGCCAACAACACAGGGACTATCAATGCCGAAATAAACGGGAATGTCACTAACCAAACAAATTTAGTGGGCGCATGGGAAATAACTGGAAGCCCGACTGGGATAACAATGTCCGGTCTTACTTATGTGCACGATCTAAATTGGTACGGCGGATATGCATACGACGCTGCACAAGTAACCGTAGAGAATTATTACGGCTACAACATCAAATACCCTTGCTTTTTTGCTGACAATAATGCAAACACAGCCCAAGCCCAAATCTACATTAAGAAAATATTTTGCAATCGTTCAATGGTGGCGGCTAGCGGAAATACATGGCCGTCGGTGCAAATTTTGGGAACTTCAACCTACCCGACTATCCTTCAACAAAACAACACTACGCTGTTCAATGTAATCAACCCTGCGGCGTCCGGGTCGGAGGGAGAAGAAGTCAGATACTCAAATGGATCAATAGATAATTTTGAGTCAAATGACGGCGGCATCTGTCTATCTTTGGGATTTGGCAGCGACGATATCAATATCGCAAACGTTATTTGCAAGGGCGCGAAATATTCTGGGTTTGAAGTGTCTGGCACAGTTACCGGCAATGGTGGTCATGTAAATGTCAGCAATCTGCACATAGACGGCACCAATTCATCCGCAATAGCCACCACGTCGCGATGCCTTATTTTAGATGGCACAGTGCCTAATGCTATCGTTAACATATCCAATTTCCGCATAAATGGCTGTACGGACGACATTTTGTATGTCAGTAATTACGCCAGTATTCAGCAATGGTCCGATATATATTTGGTGAATGGCGACGAAGATGGGACAAGTTTAAACGGGGGCAGTTACGGCCAAGACAATTGCAATTTTTTATCTGGTGGCACAACAGCGGCAGGTGCGCAGCGGGTGCATTTCGACAATGTCTGGTGTCATGGTGGGGCGTCGGCAACTCGATTGCTTAAAACTCAAAATGCCAATTATGTATATGGGAACATAGGGGCCGATAATATAAACGGAACTCTGGTCGATATTGAAGCGGAAGGCTCCGGTTTTAGTTCCGACCACATCAATCTATTTGTCAGCGTTGGTGCGAATAACCCTTCCACGAATCATGTAACTACTTCGGCGGTGAGCAGCGGCACTTTTGGAAGCAATATCCAAATTTTCGGCAATGGCCTTGTGGGCAATGTAACTGGGTATACGATAAACTATTTGGATTTGGCTGCAGGGCTAATATCCGCATATGGAACTACTTCCCCCAATGGATCGCTAAACGGGGCGTTAGGCTCAACCGCACTTTTGACTAGTGGTGCTCAATATAAAAATACCAATGGCACAACGGGATGGACGTTGGTTTCTAACGTCAATGGCAGCGTGCCTTACGGACTGACCAATACTCAGGACGTACAAACATTCACATCATCGGGAACTTGGACGGCTGTTTCTTCCGCTTACAAAAGTGTATGCATTGATATCGGCGGCGGCGGCGGCGGTGGTGGCTCTGGAGCGCAAGTCGCGTCGTTAACCAATACGTCAGGCGGCGCAGGAGGCGGTGGTGGCATTTACAAGCACCAATGCTATACGGCATCGCAAATTACGTCACCACAGACCGTAACGATTGGCAGTGGAGGGGCTGGGGGGGCAGCAACATCAGGGACTGGATCTGGAAATCCTGGAGTTTTTGGTAATAGCACTACATTTGGTTCGCTCGCTTACGCGCCCGGTGGTGGTGGTGGTGCGGCTGGCGCTGCAGGCACCGCAAGTGGTGGTGGTGGTGGTGGCGGTTTGGGCACAGGCACTACTGGCACAACGTCGGGTGGCGCAGGAGGCGGATTTGGCGCTGGCGCTGGTGGTACAAATGGCGCTGGGATATCCGCAGGAGGAGCGGGAGGCGGCGGTGAAGGAAACCTCGGAACCGGGGTAGCTGGTAGTACTGCGGGCGACTCATATTCCGGCGGTCCGGGCGGTGCGTCGGGGGGAGGTTTGAGTGCGGCTTCTGCATTCAACGGCGGCAACGGCGGAGTAACAGGGACAGTCTTAAGTAACTCGCGGGCTATTGGTGGCGCGGCCACAGGTGCCAATGGTAATAACGGCGCGAATGTTCCCGGTATCGGATGCGGCCAATCTGGCGGTGGCGGCGGAAGTAACGCAAGTGGCACTGGTGGCAACGCAGGAACAAGCGGCTTATGTGCTGGAGGCTCTGGCGGTGGCGCATCTGTTGGCGCTGCTTCTGGAGCGGGTGCCACTGGCGGCGGCGGGTTTGTCGTAGTTACTACGTACTTTTAATATGGCCAACGAAAAAATCAGTCAACTGCCAGCAGGCGCAAATGACTAGCCGTTTGATCTTCAGCCCCAAAAAGCTTAGTGAGACTTGTTTCACCTCGCCGCCTTTTGACTTTATCTCGAGCCTCGGCGTGGCCGAAACTATCTCCACCCAGGTCGTAACTGTCTCTGTTTATAGCGGAACCGATCCCGAACCTGCGTCGATGCTGAGTGGCGGCACGGTTGGAGCTGCCGGTGCCGCTTCTGGGCTTACCATTATGTGCAGCGGCGGTATTGGCGGCAGCGGTGGTGGAGGCGTTTCGGCAACACCTGGCGCGTTTGCGGGCGGCCTTGCCTCATACAGCAGCACAACCGGCGGCTTAGCAGGCGGCACGGCCGGCAGTGCAGGTAACGCTGGCAACGGAGCGGCTGGTTCAACAACTGGCGTCATTACCAGTTTGTTTGTCGGTCAAGGAGGCAGTGGCGGCGGATCTGCTATTTCCACCTTCACGGCTGGAACGGGAGGCGCAGGCTATCAAGGCGGTGGTGGAGGCGGCGGCGGTTCAGCATTGACAACTGGAACTGCGGCGGCGAGCGGTGCAGGCGGCTCTGGGCTTGTGGTCGTTATCACGACGTACTAACGCCGTGACCCATGCCTAACACTCCAATCTCGGAACTGCCGGCTGGCGGTCCCGCCCAATACGGCGATGAGATTCCCATTGCTCGAGCCGGTGCCAATTACTCACTGACGGCGGCGGATCTTGCGGCGTTGGGTGGACCTACGGGCCCCACGGGCGGCACCGGCCCTACGGGTCCATCAGGCGTTGGTCCGACGGGTCCCACGGGCCCCACCGGGCCGACGGGCCCCACCGGCTCTACAGGTTCCACCGGCACGGGCGCGACGGGTCCCACCGGAGTAGGCGCTACCGGTCCCACAGGCCCTGGAGGCGCTGCAGGCGGTCCTACAGGCCCCACGGGTCCGCAAGGCGTCACCGGGCCGTCCGGTGGGCCGACGGGTCCTACCGGCCCTACAGGGGCTGCTGGAACCGCTGGCGCGACAGGTCCCACGGGAGCGGCTGGCGCTGCCGGTGCGACGGGCCCAACGGGCGCTGCGGGTACGGCAGGCGCAACCGGGCCTACAGGTGCTGCGGGTTCTGCCGGTGCGACAGGACCCACAGGGGCCGCTGGCGCTGCTGGCGCAACCGGCCCTACGGGTGCTGCTGGTGCGGTAGGTGCAACCGGCGCCACAGGAGCCGCAGGTGCAACGGGACCGACGGGCGCATCAGGGGCCGCCGGTGCGACAGGTGCGACAGGACCTACGGGCGCATCAGGCTCATCGGGTGCCACAGGTCCCACGGGGCCGGGGTACTACCTTGAGATTACGGGCAGCAACACGCTCGGCACCACCTCACTTATCAGCTCGGGTACCGCTGTATTCGCCGGTGGCTCCAACATCACGCTGTCGCAGTCCGGCAACTCAATCACGTTCATCGGTGCCTCCGGTGTTACTGCGGGCGCCGCAATATCGGTGGGAGGCAGCAACACCACGGGTACGCCTTCATTGGTGTCCACCGGAACGGCATTCTTCGCCGGTGGCAGCAATATCACGCTGTCGCAGTCGTCCAATTCAATCAGCATCATTGGCGCGGCGGCGGGCACGGGCGCCAACACGTCGGCTGGGATCTACGTCACCGGCAATACGGCGGGACAGTCATCTACCAGCACGTATGCGCAGAGCCAACTCAACATCTCGGTTGGCGGATTCATTTCGGGCGGCTGGACTAGCAATAGCTTTCTGATTTCTAGTCCGGCGACGACTGGCATTTCGCAGTCCTTGTATGCGGCCGGCAATACTACGCAGGCATCTACTGCCACGGCCTCAATTGGCTCGCTGGGATTCTCAGGCGCAGGCGGCGTGACGGTCGGCGTCTCAGGCGGATCGGTGTTGATCTCTGGCGTCACCGGCGGTGGCATCGCGGCGTCCGTGGGCGGTACCAACACTGCGGGCACGCCCTCGCTCGTATCAACGGGCACGGCATTTTTTGCGGGCGGCTCTAACATCACGCTGTCTCAATCGTCCAACAGCATTTCCATCATTGGCGCCGCAGCAGGCACCGGCGTTGGCGTCAACTTGGCGGCCAGCAATACGACCTACACCGCAGGAACGGTCAATTTCTCCAACGCCAACGGCATTACGTTCGGCTCGAGCGGCGGCACGGCCGTCACCGCGTCCTATAACAGCACGCAGTTTGCAGGCTCTGGACTGACCACGGCCTCAACGAGCGGCACGGCGCTGGTAGGCACGCAAAACTCCGCTGGGCTGTCGCTTGGCGTCCCGGCGTGGGTTACACAGGGCGTGACCACTGGGGCTCTTTACGTACCCGGCAATACGACCGGCCAATCCTCCACGAGCACCTACGCGCTCTCGGCGCTCAATATCTCGGCCGGCGGCTTCTTGTCGGCGGGGTGGACCAGCAACAGTTTTGTGATTTCGGCGCCGGGAACGACCGGGATTTCGCAGTCGCTCTACGCGGCCGGTAACACGACGCAGACCAGCTCGGGCACGGCGTCCATCGGCAGTTTGCTGTTCTCAGGCGCAGGCGGCGTGACGGTAGGGGTCAGTGGGGGCACCGTCTTGATTTCCGGGGCCACCGGCGGAACGGGCGGAGGCGGCGGTGCTGCGGTTGGCATGTCCACGTTTGGCAACACGGCGGGCACGACGGGTACGTTCTCAAGCGGTACGCTGGCGTTTGCAGGCGTGGGCGCATTGACGCTTTCGCAGGCAACCGGCACCGCTGGTGGCACGCTGTCTATTAATGCGCCGGCTACCTCCAGCCTGTCCGCAACGGGCGGCCTCACGATCTCCGTCACGGGTTCAACGATCCAGATTGGGGCTCCTGCTACCTCAAGTCTGTCAGTTACCGGTCAACTGTCCCTGTCCGTGAACGGCTCCACGATCAGCCTTGGGGCGCCAAACTACGGCACGCTGTCATATTGGGACAATGGATTGCTGAACGGCAGCGCTAACGCAACGCAGATCGGCAACGGCAGCGTGGTGCTCCAGCCGCTGATTGTGGACGCCAACCTGTCCATTTCGGCCTTGCGTCAGTACATCAGCGGTAGCTTCTCAAGTTCGTCCAACTCAAGCTACGCCGCCACAATCTCCGTACAGGCAGGTCTGTACACTCGTACCGGGTCAACCCTGTCGCTTGCTACCTCGGGTTCGCAGAGCTATGCGATCACACAGACCTCAAACAACTCAAGTGCCATCCTGACCGGCCTAAAAGGCTTGACTTTGCCGCTCGCCGCCAATATGACGCCGGGCAATTACTGGATGGGAATGTGGTCCAGCACGGCCTCTGCTAACGCCAATTGGGCGACATTCAGCAACATTTGTGCATCGCAAGGTACTTTGCCGTATAACGGGTTGTTGGGATCATCGTCCAGCGCTTCGGCGCAAGTTGCCTTGGGCGCTGGGTATTGGTCCGCAACCTCAGCAGCGCTGCCTGCGTCCATCGCGCTGTCGGCCATGACCGGGGCGCCGAACATCTACCCGTACCTCAACATCTACAACGTGACCGCCTAACTCATGACCACACTCGTACTCGTCGGCGGCAACATCTTGGGTTCTGGCGGCGTTGTATTCAACGTGGGCTCGGGCGGTACGCCGACGGCGTGCGCGACGCCGGTGATTGCCCCGGCGGCTGAACAGTTTTCTTATTCGCAGACGTTTACGATCACGTGCTCCACGCCTAGCAGCTCAATCTACTACACGACCAACGGCACGACGCCGACCACAAGCAGTTTTGCGTATAGCGGAGCGGTTACGGTTTTTGCCACCGCGACGGTGCAAGCGATTGCGACGGCACCGGGGTACACCACCAGCGCGGTGGGTGGGCCTGTTGTGTACACACTGGCGTCCCCTGCGGCAACTCCGACGTTCACCCCTGCGGGCGGTCCTTACACGACATCTCAGACGTGTGCGATTTCGTGTTCAACGGCTAGTTCAACAATTTACTACACGACCAACGGCACGACGCCGACCCAGAGTAGCCCGGTCTACTCGGGCTCATTCGCAGTCACTACTGGCATCACGACCGTGCAGGCTGTCGCCATCGCAACGGGTTACAGCTTAAGCAACGTGGGCCAAGTAACCTACACGATTGGCCAGACAGTCTCTACGCCGGCCTTCGCACCGCCTGCCGGCACGTATGCAAGCGGGCAATCGGTCACGATTAGTTCGCAATCTGGCGCAACGATCTACTACACGACCGACGGCACGACGCCGACTACCGGCAGTACGCGGTACAACAATGCAATTCAGATCAGCGCGACGACGACTCTAAAAGCGATTGCGGTGCTCAGTGGGTATTTGAACAGCGCCGTGCAGACTGGAATTTATACGATCACGGTTAATCCGGGGAGGACTCCGTTCCTTAGTTACCCGAATTTTTCTAGCACCAGTGGTCTGTTTTTATCCCATTTTGAGACTATTACAGGCAACAAACTTTATTTTCCTACAACGCAACCGGGCCATACGGGCGGGCAATGTTGGTACACGGCAGAGACGTTCACTCCCGGTCCGTTTACGACCACGTTTCAGTTCCAATTTCAGGGAGTAGCAGGTACTGCCAGATGTGCTAGTGGATTCGTATTTGTATGCCAAAACGTAAGGTTCTCGCCACCCGCCCAATCGGGGTATACCTACACCGGTTTTGGCGGAGATGCCAATTCTTGTGGATACGGCGCAGGCTCATTGAGCTACGACCAGTATCCTCCGCACGATTCAATGGCAATTAAGTTTGATGTCGGAACTCTTTATGGAAACGAGTGTCCGCCTGGAAAAATCAATGCATCCCAAACCGGACTTTACGTCAACCAGCCACCAACCTGCGGCCCCGCTCAGAGTTCCTCTTCGCCTGCGCTTCAGCCGGGTAATGATTTGTTCGCGAGTGGCATTGAATTGGACTCGCAGAACATCACCAACTGCACCATAGTTTACGACGGTTCTTTCGTTACCATGGTCCTTCAAGATACCTCTACGAATGCTCAGGCCCGCTTCGTGTGGCCTTTGAACATAATACAGAGTTTAAATCCAGAGCAATTGACTGTCGGATTTTCTTGCGGCACTGCAAGGCAAGGCTATTTTTACCTCTACAACTGGGAATTTTACAATGGGTATCTGACGAGACTGGCATCTCCGACGTTTAGTGTTGCTTCTGGTGAAATCACCGCGCAGAACGTCACGATCATCTATCCCAACGGTTCAACGTGTTACTACACGATCAACGGGCTTGCGCCGACAAGTTCTTCTACGCAGTACACCGGACCAATTGCGATCAGCAGCAATTCATTCTTGCAGGCGGTCGCGATTCAAGCCGGCTACACCGACAGCAACATCGGTTCTGCGCTCTACAGGGTCGGGACCGCCAATTACATCAACTATTCGTCTGGATTTTCTAGCTCTAATAATTTAGCGCTGTGCGGTTACGCTTATTTGAGTGGTTCGGCAATCAACCTGACAGACGCTGCAATAGGGCAAACCGGCTCAGGTGCCGCCGCATGGTTCCCTTCGCAGGTGCCGATTACCAGCTTCACCACGAATTTCACGATTGACTATGGATCAAACGGGGAGGCCATGTGTTTTGTCATCCAAAATATGCAGCCAGCTATAACGGGACTTACCGGAGTACAAATTACGGGAACTGGCGGTCAAATCTCTTTCAATCAACCGTCCATCCCGGTCAAAACAACTGCGACTACTGGCCAGTATGTGACGATTACTGGAACAAACACAGGGAGCGGTTCAATCAGCGGTTATTCAAATCAAGGTATTTACTCAATAAGTGCAACTAACGGTACTTCAACGGCAACGCTTCAGACAGCTATCGGATGGGATTCGTCAAGTAACCCTGGTAGTCAGATAGGTCCAAATCCAATAACGACGACTGCAGGAACGCCAGCAGGATTGACTTTTAGTCAGAACGCTTCAACGTGGTCCGGTGGTCCTACGGCAATCGGCGTTGGCGGTAAGGGATTAGGATACGGAGGGTTAGATGCTTCAAATACTGCGACTTCAAATCAAGGGCCGGGTTTATTAAACAGCATTGCCATTGCAATAAACCAAGCTAGTGTTAACGGAAGCGACCCCGGTAATGGGGTAGGACTTTATCAAAATGGGTTAGCCCCTTATGGATCACAAACCTCTACCGGCTTGAACTTTAATGCGGGTGGCACTTGGACCGTCACCATTACCTACAGCGGTACGACGCTGAAATTCGAGATGACGAATGGCACCAGCACATATGGCCCTGTCAACTTAAGCACCAACCTCAACATTGCTTCCATAGTCGGCGGAACGCAAGCCTATGTAGGGTTTACCGCCGGAACTTACGACCATTACGCTCTTACCGCTATCAACTCTTGGACCATGAGTTCACCGTAAATGGCCATCACCTATCAAGGTAACGCATCAGTCAGTGGTAGCAATTTGCCGCTGACCACCACTGCGTTCACAGAGGCGATCAACACCAATGATCTAATCGTTCTTTTGGCCTGCCCTGTACAGAACGATGCGATCACCATTGCTGCTTCTGACAACTTGAATAGTGGCAGCTATACAGTCGCGTCCACTGCTAATTACAGTGCGGGCAGCATGCAAATGACTGTGTTGTACAAAGTGTGCAACGCGTCAGGGAGCGCGGGCACAACGACCATCACAGTAACCGGTTCTGGAGCTTTTTTTACTTACGTCGCAGCAATGCACTACAACGGCTTTGTTCAGACGCCCACTCTGATACCTGCTGATGTGACGACAAACAGTGGCAGTTCTGCGACTGGGTTGGCTACCGGTTTTAATAACTCGCAAAACAACGAACTCTGTGTTTTATCGTGGTCAGGCGCTAATGGTAGAACCGTGACTACTCCTAGCGGATGGACTCAACGCGAGTTCGTTGGCACCCAACTATGGACATATGACCAATCGGTGTCTTCCAGCGGCACAGCCATATCCGCCTCATTGACGTTGAGTTCATCAACATTCTGGCAGACCAGTGTCGTTGGATTTTACGACGCGCCAGCCGGCGCCGCAATCGCGTGGATAACCTGATGTCTAAACCTCAACTGACCATGTACGACGGTCGCGGCGAGCACAATAAAGACATTGACGCTTCGGTTGCGCGCATCATGCAAGGCGGCTCGTGGAAGCGCCAGCGGGTGATCTTCATCATTCCGTCGGCAGACCTGATCCCGGCCAAGGTGGCGCTCGCGTACTGGAACCTAGCGTTTCCGCCTAACAACGGCGTGGTCCGCATTCTCGCGCAGGGCATGGAAGTGGGCGACGCCTACTCAAGCGCAATTGAGCAAGTGCTAGCGCACCCTGATCTTAAGGACTGGGAGTACATCTGCACGGCTGAACACGACAACATGCCGCCAGCCGATGGGCTGATTAAGCTGATTGAGCACATGGAGGCGCACCCGGAGTTCTCGTGCATCGGCGGCCTTTACTGGACTAAAGGCGCTGGTGGCGTACCGCAGATCTGGGGCGACATGAAAGACCCGATCCCTAACTTCAGGCCGCAGCTCCCTGATCCTAATGGCGGCTTGGTGGAGTGCCGTGGCACTGGGATGGGATTTAATCTCTGGCGCACAGCGATGTTCAAGGACGAGCGGATCAAGAAACCATGGTTTCGCACGCTTAACGGCAAAGATGGCGTTGGTGTCGGTACACAAGATCTTGTGTTCTGGGGGGAAGCGAAAAAACACGGGTATCGCTGCGCCGTGGCATGCGATGTGAAAGTTGGCCACTACGATCAAAAAGGTGACTTCGGCATAGCCGATTTCAGTTGGTGAACATATGAGTGCAGTCATTAAAGAATCTCCCTCACCCATCAAGCTTGACATCGGCTGCGGCCCTAACAAGGCCAACGACCACATCGGCATGGACGCCATTGCGTTCCCAGGCGTGGATATCCATCACGACCTTCGCGTGACGCCATGGCCGCTCGCTGACAATTCGGTGGCCAGTTCAAATTGCTCGCATGTCCTTGAGCACCTGACTAACTTCAACGACAAGTGGGAGCGCGTGCGGTTCTTCAATGAACTGTGGCGAGTGACCGTTCCCGTCAAGCTCAACAGCGCAGGCATTCCAGAGGAAGGCTTTTGCCGGCTCACGATCCCGCACTGGGCGTCCAACCGGTACTACGGCGATCCTACGCACAAGGAGCCGTTTGGCGAGATGGCGGTTTGCTACTTGGACCCTGAGTGGCGGAAGCAGAACGCGCCTCATTCGGACGCTGAGTACAATCCCGACGGCTACAACTGCCACTGGGCTTGCACCTACGACTACACGCTGCATCAGGGTTTGGTCGGGCGCAATCAGGAGTACGTTCAGTTTGCGGTGAACTACTTTAAGGAAGCGTGTCAGGACCTGATCATCGTGATGTCGTGTATTAAGAAGTAGGCCATGCAAGAACTCAAAGATGATTTGAAGTTCGTCAAAGAATCTCTGCGAGTCTTGGAACAAACTGTTGTTGCTTATAGAGCGGAATTGACAGACACGCGCAGAGAGATTGCGTCTTACTCCGAAAGTGTCAGGAACTTGAACATTGATGAAATCGTACAGAGGGTCAGCATGCAGATCATGGCTGAATTCTACAAAGAGGTTGGCAAGGCTGTTGTGAAACGAGTGCTCACTATGATTGGCATTGCCGGGTTTTTCTTTGGTTGCTGGTTGATTGGAACTGGCCGCTGGAAAATACAATGAGCTATCTTGGCGCCGCCGGGCCGTACTTAAAGCTCCTTAATGATGCTGAGGAGCACTACGGCATTCCGACGAACCTGCTTGTGCGGATCGCCTATCAGGAGTCGTCGTTCAGGCCCGACGTGATCAGCGGGCTTGTGCGCTCGTCAGCCGGCTGCGTCGGCATCATGCAGCTAAATCCCATGTACTTCCCAAACGCCGGCAAGTCCACCGCACTTGATATCTCAAATGCCGCGCAGTTGCTTGCCAATCTTCACGCGCGCTTCCGCGACTGGCAGCTCGCGGTGGCCGCGTACAACTGGGGCGGCGGGGATCTGCATCACGCGATTGCGGTGGACGGCGGCGTCACGCTTGATGATTTGCCTGCTGAGACGGCCGCGTACGTGCGCGCGATCTTTACTGATGTGCCCATCACGGGCGTCTTGATGCCGGTTGTATCCGGCGCTACGGAATTCGCATGAGCGGTCTCCCGGCGGCCTACAACATCATGATCTATCAGGGGCAGACCCTGAGCCTCACGTTCGTGTGGACGACGGGAACCTGTGGATGCACGTATCCGCCGACCATCCCGGTAGGTCAAATTCAGACGCCGGTAGATTTGACGGGCTATACCGCAACCATGCAGTTTCGAGCGTATGCGGGCGGCACGCTGCTGATTGATGTCTCGCAATACATCACATTGGGCGGCACGGCGGGCACGATCGCGCTGTTGATTCCAGACAACGTCACTGAGAGCTTCACGTGGTTTGCTGGTTTCTATGACCTCTTCCTGACCAGCTCGTCACAATTTGCAACGCCGCTCATTGCGGGAACTGTAACCGTTACCCCGTCGGTGAGCACATGAGCGTCACGGTCACTGAGATCACTGCCAATCTGATTCAGGTCAATACGCCGGGACCGCAGGGGCCTACGGGTCCGATCGGCAATGTAGGGCCGACTGGGGCGCAAGGCGTCACGGGCGCAACGGGACCGACGGGCGCTACAGGGGCTACTGCTGCCACAGGGCCAACGGGCCCAACCGGACCCATGGGCGTAACTGGACCTGGAGGCACGGGACCTACCGGTCCCACGGGCGTTGGCAGTACGGGTCCCACGGGCGTAACCGGACCCAGCGGCACCGGGCCCACAGGGGCTACGGGAGCAACCGGACCTACTGGCCCTACTGGCGTGACGGGTCCCAGCGGCACCGGGCCGACTGGCGCTACCGGCCCCACCGGCGCAGGTGCCATGGGTCCGACAGGACCCTCTGGTGGACCGACGGGACCTACGGGACCTACCGGCGCTAGTGGTACCGGCCCGACCGGCGCTACCGGTCCACAGGGCATTGCAGGTGCCCAAGGTAATCCTGGTGCGCCGGGCGCCACGGGTCCCACCGGTGCGCAGGGTGTGACTGGTCCGACTGGCGTCGCAGGGAATCCAGGTGCTGCTGGCGCAAGGGGTGTGACCGGCCCCACCGGCGCAGGGGGTGCGCCCGGTGCCAACGGTGCGACAGGTCCCACTGGCGCCCCAGGCGCAGCAGGTGCCACTGGACCCACAGGGGCCGTGGGCTCCACGGGTCCGCTTGGGCCGACGGGTCCCACGGGTTTGAATTTTGACCTCAAGATCGGCGGCGCCAACACGCTCGGTACCACGTCGCTGATCTCAACGGGCACGGCGCAGTTTGCGGGCGGGTCAAATATAACGCTGTCTCAGTCGGGTAACAGCATCTCAATTATTGGCGCGTCTGGCGGCGGCGTTGGCATATCAATCGGTAGCAACACCGCCGGCACGCCATCGCTGCTGACCGGCGGCACGGTGTTGTTCGCGGGTGGCAACAACATTACGCTGGCGCAGTCGTCAAACTCGATCTCCATCATTGGCGCTGCGGCCGGGACTGCAGGACAGACCAGCGGCGGCATTTTCGGCCTTGGCAATCTCACGGGTTCCTCAAGCGGCACGTATGCCTTAAGCGGCCTGAATCTGTCGGCGGCGGGGCTAGTGTCTGGTGGCTGGAATTCCAACACGTTCTATCTGTCATCGCCTGCGACCACAGGGATCAGTCAGTCGGTGTATGCGCTGGGTTCGCAGACAACTAATGCCAGTTCCGGTACTGCGGCGATTGGGTCGCTTGGGTTGTCTGCCATCGGCAACGTGACGGTGGGAGTGTCCAGCGGCGCAGTTGTTATTAAAGCTCCGCCGCAGGCGATTCTCAATTTTACCGGCTTATATGCGACTTTGACCAGCACTTATCCCGCCTCCAGCTATCTGCATTACATCGCTTTCACGACCGATCAGGGCACGCTGTATTCAAACGGCACCTCGTGGTTGCCAATCAGTTCGTTGACTGCTGCGTCCATTACGGGCTTGCCAACCGGCACGCCGCCACTGAGCGGGACCGAAGCGATCCCGATGGTGCAGGGCAGTCCCGGTGCTTTAGTTGAGCTGCCTTCGCAGTGGTTTTTCAAACCAGCCAATTCGTATGTGATCTACCCGTCTGGTGACACCTCGGGGAACACCGACTACACAAACATTACCAGTTGCTTTAACACAGTCAGCGGCATCACCGGGCCAGGCGGCAAGGCTATCTACTTTGCAGGCGGACAATGGTACATCAACGCCAAAGTAGTGTTTGTCATCACAGAGTACAACCTGCTTTATCCGATCCAACTCATTGGCATTGGTTACGTCAACATTCAGCAGACGCAAGACAATACCGGAAACATGGAGTTGCAGTTCACGTATGGCTCCACGAGCGCGTCAAACTACGGCGCCGTTCGGAATTTCATGTATAGCTGGAAAAATCAGCAGACTGCCAGCATGACCAATTCGGTGTGTCTTGGAATGAGGGCGCTTATCGGCAGCACCAACACGTCTGCGTTCGGTCCCCAAAACTGGGAGTTTACAGATCTTCAATTTCAAGGCGGCAACCGGGGGTGGTCCATCACTGAAACGGTCGTTCCGTTTGAGGTTTCTGGCGCGCACTTTAGTCGGTGTCACAGCAATCTGCTAGCGGGCGCCGCTATTCATTGGGTTTCTAATGGCGGCGGAGGACAACCATCGGGTTCCATTGAATACTCGATTTTTGCGCAGCCTTACACCGGCGGCGGCGGCGGCATCGCTCCTTACGAGCCTTTGATCAATGTGTCCAATTGCGAAAACTTGGTGTTTTTGGGCGTTGAAGTCTTAAACGTGCAAAACCAGCAAACCTACAACGTCTTGTCTTGCGACAACGTCAATTGGATCTCATGCAAGAATGAACAGTCCGTATACACCGGTAACAACACGGGAGGCACGATCCCGATCATCAATGCTTCCAACTCAAGCGGTTGCATTGACTACACGCTGAACGGCGAGTTCATAGGATTGGGTGGCGAATATCCACCGACGTTTCTAAAGCTGTCCAACACCTCAACGGGTGGCAGCACCATGGTTATCAAGCAGCTCGTCATCGGGTCTGCGGATGCTTGGCCAGGCTCAACCGACAGAACTCAGCCGACGCTTGCCGGGACTGCGACTTTCGGTATCTACAATCCACAGATCGGTATCTACAATTGCCAGTTTTTGCCAGGGCAACAAATTACATTTACCACCACGGTTGGCAACATTTCGTCTGCCAACACCTATACCGTGGTCACATCAGTTCTCACGGCAACACAATCATATTTTACAATTTCGTTGAGCGGCACTGGCGTCACTCCCAGCATGACCGGCATGTCTGATTGCCACGTGGTTTACGGCACGCTGTATTTGGCGCAATCCAGCGCTGCGAGTACCGGCATGGTACAAGTTCTATCCGCACCATCAATTCAAGACGGTTCTGGATCGCTCGCTTACACCTTCAGCTATTGCAACAGCGGCAACAGCGGCAACAGCCAAGACCAAATTCAATTCGTTCGCAATCCCGGCGGCATCACGGGAGCGGATCAGAGCAACTCAACCTTTACGGTACTTGGGCAGACGCAGCCAGAAATATGTTTGATCAATAAGTTGCTCACTGGCCCGATGACAATTACGTTCGGCAGTTCGGGAACATACGAAGACAACTACACGCAGGGCATGCGCGTGCGAGTAGTAGTCACAGCCGCTGCGGGTGCTGGCGGCGGGACGGGAGGAGCCAACGTCGTCAACATTGCGGGCGGGGGCGCTCCGACAACCAAAACCATTAGCGCCACCGGCTGGTCTGAATGGACCTACACGGGTTCCATTGCCGGCTGGGTTGAAACAGGATTCGGGTCACTATAATGAAAATCGCCGTCTACGCCATCGCCAAGAATGAATCCCAATTCGTGCAACGCTTCGTCGCCTCCGCGCACGAGGCCGACACGATCGTGGTTGCCGATACCGGATCGACCGACAACACGGTTGCGCTGCTAAAGGCCGCTGGCTGCGTCGTGCATCACATCAACATCAACCCATGGCGCTTTGATGATGCGCGAAATGCGGTGTTGGCGTTGTTGCCAACGGACATTGATGTATGCGTGTCGCTGGATCTGGACGAAGTGCTCGTCGGCGGATGGCGAGAAGAGATTGAGCGCGTATGGAAGTCAAATACCACAAGGATGTTTTATGGATATGACTGGGGTTCGGGTGTCGTGTTTCAACGTGAGAAGTTTCACGCACGCAAGGGATATCGGTGGCGCAATGCGTGTCACGAATTACCCGTTGTAGACCGTATTCAAGAAGTCTGTGTTCATACCGATACGTTACTGGTTGTTCACAAGCCAGATGAGTCAAAGCCGCGCAGCCAATACTTGGATCTCTTGCGTGTCGCAATCACTGAAGATCCTCAAGATTCATCCATCGCATTTTACTACGGAAGAGAATTGTACTTCTATGGGAACTGGCAGCAGTCAATCAATGAATGCTTAAGGGCGCTTGCTCTACCCGGATGCACTTGGGAGCACGAGCGCTGCTACGCATACAGGATTATCGGCAAGTGCTATCAAGAGATGGGTCGTTGGGATGATGCGTTGAAGTCGTATCGCCTGGCTTGCATTGAAGCACCGAACACTCGAGAGCCGTGGCATGCAATAGCAAAGTGCTGCTACGAACTCAAACGGTGGACAGAATGTCTTGGCGCTTGCCTTAACTGTCTTTCAATCACTCAGCGCCTGCTGATTTACACGTGCGACCCGGAACCGTGGGGCTGGTCGCCGCACGATCTTGCGTCCATCGCCGCATACAACTTAGGTATGTATGAGTTGGCCAACGAGCATGCCAAGAAGGCTGTGGAACTGGAACCGGCTGATTTACGTCTCCGACAAAACCTTGAATTTTGCCAACAGAAGGTCGCCGCATGAAAACAGTGTGTCTCAACATGATCGTCAAGAATGAGTCAGCTAACATCTTGCGATGCTTGCAGTCGGTCGTATCCTATATCTCGGCTTGGGTGATTTGCGATACGGGTTCTACGGACGGCACGCAGGAAATCATTAAAGAGTTTTTTGAGAAGTGCCGCATACCGGGCGAGTTGCACGAGTTTGAGTTTGCGGACTTCGCGCAGGCTCGGAATCAAGCGCTGGATGCGGCACAGACAGCGAACCTTGATTTTGACTACATCTTGTTTGCGGACGCCGACATGGAGTTGATCTCGTCGCCGTTTGCTTTTGCCGCGCTGACGGCTGAATGCTATTCACTTCGTCAGGACAACGTCATTGCGTATTGGAACACCCGACTGATCCGCCGATATACAGATGCAACCTACGTGGGCGTTACTCATGAGTATATGAAGACGACGGCATGGCCCGTGCAATTAGCCGGCGCACATTTCATTGATCACGCGGACGGTGCCAACCGGGGCGACAAGTTCGCGCGAGACATTTTGCTGCTAGCCAATGGTCTCAAAAACGAACCTGACAATGCTCGCTATGCTTTTTATCTTGCGCAAAGCCAGATGGATGCCGGCCAATTGGATGGTGCGATAGCCGCATATAAGTATCGCATTACATTGGGTGGCTTTGATGAAGAAGTCTTCTACTCCATGCTCAAGATCGCGAGCATGTCCGAACGTCTTGGCAAAGATCCGGTAGGCGAATACTTGGATGCTTATAGTTATAGGCCCACTCGAGCAGAACCGCTCGTGGAATTGGCGCGGTGGCATCGTGAGAAAAGCGAATACTCAACGGCGCTTCTGTACGCCCGTGCCGCCGCGCAGATCAAATACCCGGCTGATCATCTGTTCGTGGACATCGCATCCCATACGTGGAAACCTTGGGATGAGATTGCGATCTCGGCGTGGTACTGCGGCGCGCATGAGGAAGGCAAGGCCGCTTCCGACAAGTTGCTTAAAGATAAGAAGTACCCGGCATCCGAGTACGCGCGCATCGTAAAGAACTATCAGTTCTATTCACCAGCGGTGACTGAGGCCGCATGAGCTACGTCCCGCCGGCTGCGAACATCACAAGTACGTCGGGGACGTATAACTTCGCCCCGTCAATGGGCGAAACCGTGCTGTATTCGTATGGCCTCTGCGGTATCCGTCGTACCGCGCTCACGCAGCAGCACTTTCAAGATGCGCGCATGGCGGCCAACTTGCTCACCGGACGCTGGAGCAGCCAAGGCGTCAACCTCTGGGCGGTGGATCTTCAGTGCATCCAATTGGTTCAAGGATGCGGAACGTATAGCGTTCCTATTAACACGATCGTGATTTTGGATGCGTATTTCACGATTAACAACGGCACCAGCAATACCGATCGCATCATGCTGCCGATCAGCCGCTCTGAGTACGCCAGCTACACGGACAAGCAGGAACAGGGAGCGCCCACGGTATTTTGGTTTGACCGCCTGCTGTCGCCCACGGTGACGCTATGGCCGGTGCCTAACGGTCAACAAACGAGCTTTAAGTATTACCGGTTGCGTCAAGTGCAAGACTCGGTGCTGACTGGCGGCGCATCGCTTGAAATACCAGTGTACTTTTGGGATGCGTTTGCGTTCGGTCTTGCGTACCGGCTGGCGCTCATTTGGGCGAACGACCGCGCACCGATGCTGAAAACGCTAGCCGATGAGGCGTGGACGATCGCCAGCACGCAGAATGTGGAAACCTCATCGGTGTTCATCTCACCCACGCTGGGCGGGTATTTCAGGCCGTGAGTTACGCCAGTCGCAGCGGCAGGGCCAAAACATCCGCAACGCGACCGCAAGCGTTTGCGGTATGTCAGCGGTGTGGCCAGTGGTACAACCGCGCCTCATTGAAATTTCAGTTTGATTGGCGCGGACCCAAGATTGAGAACCTGTACATTTTGGTTTGTGGCCATTGTTACGATAAGCCGCAGGAACAGCTCCGCGCCATCACGCTGCCGGCAGATCCTGTGCCGATTTTCTACCCAAGCGTTGAGGACTTTGCGAATGCGGAGTCAGACTATCGAGCCGTGGCGTTCGCGCCTGCGACAGATCCGCGCACCGGATTGCCGATCCCGTCGCACGACCTACGCACCACGACAGAGTGCCTGAACCGCACCACGATCCCGTACGGCGATCCGATTGGGCTGGATGCAAACTCGGTCATGCCGCTGCAGATCAACAACGGCATTCCGACTCATTACGACATTGTGCTGCCGGTGTTGTCGGTATTTTCTTACGATTGCCTTGTAACCGTGACGTGCTCGGCGGTTCACAACCTGCAGGCTAATCAACAAGTCGCCGTCGCTGGTATGACCAACGGCAATGGGTTCTACAGCGTGGCAGTGCCGACGGCGACGGTGTTCACATTTGAAACCGCGCAGCCATGCAGCCCTACTCTGACGAACACGACGCGCATGGTCACGACGAACGTCGGCCTCCCGCTCGGGTATTTGGACATTCCGCTGCCATACGGATACGCGATTCAACAGGTTATTCAAGACGCCATTGAGCTTGAGTCCGGCGCAGGCGGCTTTGAGCTTGAAGACGGCAGCGGCGTCATTTCATTGGAAGGCGGCTAATGGCGAATACGACGATCCCGCAGTTACCAGCGGCTACCGGCGTCAT